GTTCTGTTATCAATCGTCGCCTAAGTGGCAAGGCGAATATGACGGAAGAGTCCATTGCCGACATGGTTTGGGGGATGGATTATGACATCGACATAAACATCTATGATCCTGCCGAAACCCAAAACAAACGCCGCGCGGAGGGCAAAGCATGACTGCGCTCATAGTCGGCATCGTCGTGCTTGTCTCGTTGGCATTTGTCGTCGCTGGGGTATGGTGGCTCACGCATACGGATTTCAGTAAGTGAAAGCTTCGTGATGCTCCCTGATCTACACCAGCAGGCCGTCCGAACGCTTCTAGCGGAGAAAGAGCGGCGCCAGAACAAGGAGGAAATGGGCCGCCAGCTCGAGGAGGAGAAGGTCAAGCTCGAAGGCAGCCTGATCGACTTCTTCGTCGCTGCGTGGCCTGAGATTGATCCGGCGCCGCTAGAGGTTAACTGGCACCACGAGGCGATTGCCGAGCACTTGGAGGCGGTCGCCTACGGGCAGATACGTAAACTTCTCATAAACGTGCCGCCGAGGTTTACGAAAACGATCCTCTCGAGCATCGTATTTCCCGCTTGGATCTGGGCGCAGCAACCGGACGCCGATTATCCACTGCTAGGTCCGCAAGCCAAGTTCCTGTGCCTGTCCTATTCTGATCAACTGTCGATGGACAGCGCGACGACGGCTCGGCGGCTGATAAGCTCGTTCTGGTATCGGCATCGATGGGGCAGCCGAGTACAAATCACGGCGGATCAGGACGCCAAGAACAAGTTCGACACTCTTGTCGGAGGCACGAGGATATCGGCATCGTTTGGTGGCACGGTTACGGGCCGCGGCGGTGACATCCGAATAATCGATGATCCACACAAGATTGAGGATGCTGAGAGCGATGTCGTCCGCGAAGGCGTCTTACGGACGTATGACGGCACGCTGAAATCACGCATCACCGATCCGCATACCACGGCCGAAATTGTCATCATGCAGCGGGTGCATGAGAACGATTTATCCGGGCATATTCTGGATACGGACGAGGACTTTGTGCATCTGTGCCTACCGGCCGAATTCGAGTCAGATCGAAGGTGCGTAACCGTGCTCGGCTGGGAAGACCCTCGCAAAGCGGATGGCGAGCTGCTGTGGCCTGATCGGTTTGGGCTCCCGGAGTTAGTGCCGTTCAAACGCAACCCCTATGAGTGGGCCGGACAATGGCAGCAGCGGCCGGCGCCCAGAGGTGGCGCGATCTTCAAACGGGACTGGTGGCAGTTGTGGGAGCCGCCTGACGGCAAGTTTCCACCGTGCGATTACATTCTGGCATCGCTGGATAGTGCCTATACGAGCAAGGAAGAGAACGATCCGTCCGGTTTTACGGTGTGGGGTGTGTTCAGCCCGAAGCATCTGACGCAGACGCCGACTGGCGGGATGGTTGAGTCGGCCGGGTCGCCTCGGGTTATCCTTATGGAGGCCTGGCGCAAGCACCTGCCGATCCATGGCGTTCATGTGGATTATCTGCCCGACGAGGAAGCCGACATTCTCGAGGCTGCGGACGAATCGATCGTGAAGGCGGCACAGAAACGCTACGAGAAGCGGGCCAAGCCGCTGTGGGGATTGGTCGAGTGGGTTGCCTATTCCTGCCGGCGCTTCAAGGTCGATCGGCTGATTATCGAGGCGAAGGCGTCAGGATTGGACGTGTCGCACGAAATGCGCCGGTTGTACGCTGACGAGGCGTGGACGGTGGATGAGCGGCAGGTTCAGGGCGACAAGGTTTCGCGCGCCCATGCGCAAGTGCCGATTTTCACACGCGGCTTGGTCTACGCACCTGATCGGGATTGGGCCGAGTTGGTCATTACCGAGATGGAGACGTTCCCGAAGGGGCGGTTCAAGGATTTAACCGACAGCGCGACGCAGGCGCTGAAATATCTTCGAGAGAACAACATCCTGGAGCATCCCGAAGAGAGGCAACGAGAGGAATTGCGGCGGATGCGGTTCCAGCGTAAGGTGCCGCGGCTCTATCCGATGTAAGGTTTACCCGAACTCGGGACGCCTCCCGGTTGGCTAGCGGGCTGGTCGGCTAACAGAAAGACGATCTGCGGTTTCCGAGTTCGTTCTCATTTGTCCGTACAAGATCGTCGAAGCCCGCAAAAACATAGGCTATGGCTCGCATGATGCTCATAGTGTTTTTATTCAGCTTGCTCGGCGGGTTGGGCACGTTGGCGACTTATTGGTTTGCGGTGGGCTATTGAATCCAAGGAGGAAGTGGGCAATGACAGGCGAAGCGGAAATTGAAAACGAAATCAGACGGAAGGGGTTGAAAGCCCCGCGTATTACGCCGGAACATATTGATTCTCTCATTGTCGCTGAGGTGAGCGGTCGCGCGTCGGTCCTCTTTTCGGGTCCGTCGCATTCGTCGCTTGAATGCTTAACGATCTGCGTGCTCACTCTCAAAAACGGTTTCACGATCGTGGGCAAAAGCGCCTGTGCCAGCCCCGAAAACTATGACGCCGAACTCGGCCACAGGATTGCGCGCGACGATGCCCGCAGACAAATCTGGGCTCTTGAAGGCTATAAGCTTCGTTCGGACCTCGCCGCTCAATAGCAATGGATAATTCGCTTTACGACATAGCCAAGCGGATTGCTGACGCAGCCTTTGCGGCGGCTGATGAGGTCGAATCGCGTCACACGCTTGCGGAAACGCAAGCCCAGTTTGCGGCCAAGATTCTCGCTGTTGCGTGGGCCGATATGGTGCGGCGCATCATCCCGACGTGGCCGGACATGCCGGAAGACCGCAAGCGGGAGTTTGCGCTGGCTGCGGAACTGATGCGCAAGGAGCAGCCGTTTTTCAAAGATTATGACCCAATCTGTGCAACGCCGGGGATGGCCGCTCCGGTTTGTACGATAGGCGGCAAAAATGCCATCGCCATTGAGAACCTGATGGGCGGTGTGTATCCGCTGTCAGTGCGCTACATGGAACGCCTTCACGAACTGAGGGCAGGCAATGAAACGATTGCCGAGATCGAACGCGGACTAACCAATGGATAACCTTTGGCAGCAGCCGCCCACATCTGCCGATCTCCCCGCAGAGCAAACCATCGAAGTACAGATGGACGGCGACGGCATCGCGCCGCAGATGACGGGCTCGGGTATTTCGCTGCCATTCCCGGACGGCTCCATAGAAGTCGATCTGAACCCGCAGCCGGAAGCCAAGGATACGGAGTTTGACGACAACCTCGCCATGCACATGGACGACATGGAGCTGGCGAGGATTGCCGAGGATTTGCTGACTGGAATATCAGGGGACGACGAATCGCGGGCTGACTGGGTATCAACGCGGGAGCTCGCGATCGATCTTCTGGGCTTGAGGATCGAGCAGCCTGGCGGCGACGTGACGACATCGACGGCGCCGATCGAGGGCATGGCGACGGTGCGCCATCCGGTACTGCTCGAGGCGGTATTGCGCAGCCAGGCGACGGCGTGCGCCGAACTCCTGCCCGCTTCTGGACCGGCCAAGGTCGAGATCATGGGGGATGCCTCGCCTGATCTGATGAAGCTATCCGAGGCGCTGGAAACCGACATCAACGACTACCTGACGACGCGGGCGCGGGAATACTATCCCGACACGCGGCGAACGCTGTTCTGGTCGTCGTTTGGCGGGTGTGGGTTCAAGAAAATTTATTTCTGCCCGATACGGCAGCGGCCAGTGTCGGAAAGCGTCGATGCGAAGGACATCATCGTTTCGGCGGCTGCGACCGATTTGGGCAATGCCCAGCGGGTCACGCACGTCATTTCGATGCGCCAGTCCGTGCTTAAACGGATGCAGGTCATTGGTGCCTATCGGGACGTAGCGATGTCGCCGCCGACCGGCCAGCCGTCCGAATTGGACGAGAAGCAAGCGAGGGTCGAGGGCATAGCGGTTCGCGCCCAGCGGCCGGAGGATCAGCCCTATAAGATTTACGAGTGCTACTGCGAGCTCGATCTGGACGAGTTTGCGCCGCCGCAGTTCAAGGACAAAGCGATCCCGCTGCCGTTTCGGGTGACGATGGAGAAGGACAGCCGTGTCATCCTGGAGATACGGCGCAACTGGGACGAGGACGACGAGATATGCCTCGCCAAGCGGATATTCGTGAAATACCCGTACATCGAGGCGATGGGGATTTACGGCATTGGGCTGCTGCACATCCTCGGCAACGCGAACATGGCGTTGACGGCAGCGTGGCGGCTTTACCTGGATAATTGCCAGTTTGCCAATTTCCCTTCCGGGATTGTGGACAAGGGCGCGACGCGGCAGAACACTAATGAACTGCGGGCGCCGGCAGGGTCGCTCATTCCGCTGGACTTTGGCAACCGCCGCGCGTCGGACGTGTTTGCACCGCTGCCGTATAAGCCGCTTGATGCGGTGTGCGTTCAATTCATCCAGCAGATTGAATCAACCGTTCAACGCCTTGGCGGTGCTGCGGAAATACAGGTTGGCGAGGGCAAACAGGATGCTCCTGTCGGGACGACTTTGGCGCTGATCGAGCAAGCGACGAAGATCGAGAGCGAGGTTCACAAGGGTTTACACGCGGCGCAGGCTGAGGAATTGCGGCTTCTGGCCGATCTGTTCCGTGATGATCCATCCGCGTTGTGGCGGGGCTGCAAGAAGAGTGCGATGTCGGAGCTGATGGGCATCAGCGGCAACGACGACGCGGCCGAGCAGCAGCGGCGAGAGACGTTTGTCCGGGCACTGAGCATCTGCGAGCTTGTGCCGGCGTCCGATCCGAATATCCCGAGCCACGTCCACCGCGACCTGAAGATGCAAATGCTGATGCAGATTGCGGCTGGGAATCCGAACATCAACAAGGATGAGGTTGACAAGATCGCGGTGCGTCAGCTTGGGTTTGACCCGCAACTGCTGTGGAATCCTCCGGCCCCGCCGCAGCAGGCACAGCCCGATCCTTTGGCGATTACGGCGCAGGCGCAGCAAACGACGGCGCAGGCCAAGATGGCGGACAGCCAGACCAAAGCTAAGGCCGCGCAGATCAACGCTCAGATCCAGGCGTTGAAGCTACAGACGCAGAAGGAGATCGCGGGCTTGGAATTGCAGCGGGAAGCGGTTATTCATGCTCACGACACGCAATTAGCGCAGCAGCAGACACAGGCTGATCTTGTGACGAGCCACATGGACCGGCAGGCGGATTTGGAGAAGCATCGGCTTACCCTCGCGGCGGACATCGTGAACAAAGCGCACGACCGGGCCGCGCAGGGCTCCCAGAATAACGGAGGCATTGTGCCGCAATGATTGCGCTCGTCATGCACAATCAGCTTGTCGGGCCGGTGACGACGATGCTGGACATGCTTGGCGACGAGACGAAAGACCCTGAGTTTGCTATTTCGGTTGTGGTATTGTTGCCGGATGGCAGATCGGTCGCGACCGAGTGCAAGCGGTGGAAGATTGTGGACGTGAAGGTGAATTGAATGAGCCCCATAACTAAACAGGCGCTGTCCAATAGGGACGCTCTCATTGAGACCATGCGGTTGGCCCTTCAAAGCGGAATCGATTTGGCCGAAAGCGGCGGTCACGGATCAGGGGCAGATTGTCCAACGTGCCACTTTGTCAGACAGGCAAAGCGGGCGCTCGGGCAGCCCGTTCCAGACCCGAAGGCGTCAAAACCGCAATGAAAGAAACCGCATAAAATGCCTCATCCTGCCCGCGAAGAGAAAGCCAGAGCTATTGCGGTAGCCATAGGCGAGTATGTCGCTGCGTACATCGCCCGCAACATCCATATGTCCGCCAAGAACGAAGTGGTTGACGAAGCCCTCGCCCGTCTCGCCGAGACGCTCGCCGAAGCGATCAGATAGGAGGAATATTGTAATGGCTTACGCACAAGCGATGGACGAATGGGAGACTGTTTTTACCCATCGGCCATGTACCGCCTGCAACGGCATTGCGAAGAGATGCAATGGAATGTGCAATGGGTCATCCGGCTATATTCTACAGCGCAGAAACCCAGCCGAAGTGGAGCGCATCAAGGCAAAACGTGAACGTCTGCGGGAAGAAGCCGAGTGGATTATCGCTCGCCGTCGCTGCGGTGAACCGGCCGGAAAATCACTTGACGAATTGAAACCATAACAGGAGCCTCCGATGCATTCCCACGAGGAACACAAAAGCCTTCACACCAAGCGCGTCGGTCGGATGCTGAAGGGCTACGCGCGCGGCGGCGCGGCTCATGCCGACGAGGCGCAGGACAAGAAGCTCGTCAAGCGGATGATGCGCAAGCACGATGCCGAGATGCACGGCCACAAGCCGAAAGGCCGGGGCGACAAGTTTGCGCGAGGTGGCCGGGCAAAGGGCGGCGGAAAGACGCATATCGCCGTCAACGTCATGCCGCAGAGCCAGCCGCCGCAGCGTGTTCCAGTCCCTGTGCCGGTTCCTGGTGGCGGCGCCCCGATGCGTCCACCGATGCCGCCGGGTGGTGGAATGCCTCCCGGAGCGCCTGGTGCCGCGCCTGGCGGAATGCCGCCGGGCATGATGCCTCCTGGTGGCCCTCCCGGTATGCCTCCTGGGATGCCTCCCGGAATGCCGATGCGCAAGTCAGGCGGCCGGATCAAGGATGGCCCGGCATGGAAAGAGGGAATGCGCAATGGGACGAAGGTCCAGCATATCCCTGGCAAGGATCACAGCGATAATCTGCACAAGCCGTACCCGGTAACGCGGGCGACTGGCGGGCGAGCGGATTTCGGCGACAAGATGAAAACGGCCGTCATGGCGAAGCGGAGCGGCGGATCGTCGGAGGGCGGCCGCGCTGCCAAGAGCAATTTCGGCGAGAAGATGAGCCAGCCCGACATCATGCACGGCTCGGCTGGCGGATTGGGACGGCTTGAGAAGATCAAGCTGGAGCGTAAGCACCCGTGAACTCCGAGTTTCGCGCCAAGCTGGAAGCGAAGATCAACGCCAACATCGAGGTGCGGAAGAACGAATTGACAAGGCCGCTGCGTCGCCGCGCATACATGGGATTGATCGGTGCTATTCAGGCGCTGCGCGGTGTGCTTGAGTTGTGCGAAGAGGTTGAACGGGAATTAAACCCATAAGGGGATGCAATGCCTGTCGTAATGCCCACCCATCTAGCCACGCTGGCCAAAGCGCGGACGCCGGACGAGTTTAAGGAAATGGCTTGGCAGTTGCTTGGCCCGGCCCTGAAGAACTACAGGGTCATGGGGACGGACGTTCTCTTCGTGACTTACATTGAGCCGCCGCGCCAAGTGGCTGGGCCGAATGGAAGATCGGTCGAACTGTTCCAACCCGACAAGTCGCAGCAGGAAATTCTGTTTCAGGGCAATGTCGGATTGGTGATTGGCCTAGGTCCGCTGGTCAATAAATACGACGCCGCTGGTCATCCATGGGAGGATGCGCCAATCGCTCTAAACGATTGGGTCGTAACGAGATTTTCCGATGCTTGGGAAATCCACATTGACGGCGTGTCGTGTCGGCTGATTGATCCCGAGAATATCAGGGGCGTAATTACCGATCCGGCCATCATCACGAACCGGCCGGTGCAGAGCGTATTGCACAAGCAAGGGCTTATGGGAGGCATTGCGCTTTCGACGGCGTTCGGTCCTGGCACCATTACGTACACGGGGAACTGACATGCCTGACGAACAGGAAATCGAGATCGATTTCAACGAGGCAGTTGCGGCGGCGGCAAATGGTGCGGAGTCTGCGAAGGCTGAACCAAAGGTTGAGGTTGTCGCATCCGACGATAAGGCCATCAGCGAGCTCAAGCGGCAATATGACGACCTGAAAAAGCGCGACGAAAGCCGAGCGAAGGCTATCGAGGCTGCGGAGCGGTCTGCGGCCGAAGCCAACGCCAACGCGCAGCGAGCTTCGGCGGAAGCTGAGCAGGTCAAGACGCAGATCGTCTCGACCGAGCTTCAGTCGGCCATTGACAGGCTCGGGTCGGCGAAGTCTGAGGCTGATGCTGCGGAGCGAGAATACACGACGGCAATGGAAGCACAGAACTGGGCGGAGGCGGCTAAGGCGCAGCGTCGCCTGTCCAAGGCTGAGGCTAATCAGGTCGCCTTCGAGCGCGACAAGCAATATCTCGAATCCCGGCAGGTCGTGAGCGAAGGGCGTGTCGAGCCGCAACAGCGTCGCGCGCCGGCCGATCCGTTCGAGGCTGCAATTTCCCGGTTGACGCCAAAATCTCAGGCTTGGCTGCGCGATCACCCCGATTGCGTGACGGACGATGAGATGCGCGCCAAGGCCGGCGCTGCCGATGCCGCAGCGCGCAAGAGGGGGTTGCGGGCTGACAGCGACGAATATTTTCAGTTTGCCGAGGAATATCTGGGCTATAACCAGAATGCAAAATCGTCGGAGCCAACGAGACGAACGATGCCAGCAGCGCCAGTGTCCCGAGAGTCCAGCTCCCTGCCGAACAACAATACCGCCAAGGTCAAGCTTTCATCTGGCGAGGTTACCGCCGCGACTGACGGCACGATCCAGTGGAACACGGGGCCGAACAAGGGCAAGCCGATCGGCGTCAACGAGATGGCGCGCAGGAAGGCGTTGCTCGAGCGTGAGGGTGCTTACACGAGGAGGTTGCCGTCATGAACGAACCCAATCAAGAGCCAGTGACCCGCCGCCGTCCTGGGCGCCCCCGCCGAGACGAGCAAGCCACGTCCACCCTCCGGCCCGATTCCGCGACAGGGCGTCTGCAGGTTTGTGGGCGTGATGGCGCGGTGCTGATGCGCAAGCGCACCGGCAACATCGACCCTTATGCGATTCCGCCCCACGTCATCCCGGAAGGCTGGGATTATCAGTGGAACACCTATACGGTCGCGGGCGAGCAGGCCGTTGATAGCCAAATTCTCATGGCGGAGAACGGCTGGCGTCCGGTTCCTTCGGAACGTCACGAGGGAATGTTCATGCCGGAAGGCTACAAGGGGCAAATTCTACGCGGCGGCTTGAGGCTCGAGGAACGGCCCTTGGCGCTGACCATCGAGGCCCGCAACGAGGACTACGCGAGGGCGAAGGGGCAAGTGTCAGACCAGAATGCCCAACTGGGAATGGGGGCAAAGGTGAATTTCGGCCGTGGTCATGAGGCTAGGAATTTCCTCGGCAACGGCCAGGCGGTACGGACGGCGCTAGAAACTTCTGGCGATGTTCCGCGTCCGCGTGTACAGATCGACCCAGAGGGTTGATTTCAAATCCCGGAAGCAGTCGCGCCGATTGCTTCCTTCTTAGATCCATCGGTCTAACTCTCGCCGCGCCGGCCATGAGGAAGATCCTTCCAAGGAAGGACTACTATGGCCAACACCTTCAATCCATTTGGCTTCAATCAGATCGGGATTGCGGACGGGACTGCCGCGAATTTCGCGCTGGTCACGCGGGCGTTATCGTCTGGCGCGGGTGCCATCTTCCGAGGCGACCCGGTTATGATGCTCAGCACGGGCTACATCGCCCAGTGGTCGGCTGGCACGGCGGTTAGCCAGCTTATTGGCAACTTCTGGGGCTGCACGTACAACACCACGACAGGTTCGGGTGTGACCCGATCCATTTACTGGCCCGGTTCTGGGGCTGGTGCCAGTGGGGATGTCTTCGCCGAGATCAGGCCGTGCATCCAGGGTTCTGGGGTGCCACAGTTTCTCGTCCAGACGGCCAACTCGAACACCACGGCGACGGCGTTTGCGCTTTCCGACGTTGGGCAGAACATCGATGTTGCGTTGGGCGGCGGCAATACCACGACCGGGTATTCGACGGCCTACGCGGATCAACACACCGAAGGCACCACGGCGACGCTGCCGTTTCGCATCGTCGGTTTGTGGAGCGGCGGCATTCTCAATCCCATAGCGTCCGCTCCATATGGCGGCACTGGTAACGGTTCTGACCTGACGACGGCGTACAACTACGTCATCGTGCAGGCGAACAATTACCAGCAAACCGGCATCTAAGGGGAGCAACGCACATGGCCATCAATTTAGCCGCCATCCACTCGGAACTGCTCCCCGGTCTGTTCGACGTTCGTGGCTATTACGACGAAATCCCGCGTCAGTGGGACAAGGTCGTGAAGGTCCACAAGTCGAACATGGCAACGGAGTTCTCGACTCAGATGCGCTACACCACCCTGCCGATGCTCAAGCAGGAAGGTGGCGCAACGCAGTTTGACAACAACGCTGGTGAACGCTTCAAGTGGGCGTTCACGGCATTCGAGTTGGGTCTGGGTTATGCGATCACCCGCCCGGCCATCGCCGACAATCTCTACAAGCAGCAGTTCAACCCGAACAACCTCGGACTGGCGTTCGTCTTCAACCAGTACAAGGAAATCCAGGTTGCCAATCTGCTGAACACGGGCGGCACGGCGATCGCAGGTCTCGGCGGCGACGGACAGCCGCTCGCATCGACTGCGCATCCCTACGACTTCGGCAGCTGGCCGAACACGTCGTCCACGGCCAAGCAGCTCAACGAATCCTCGCTGCTCGCCGATATGGTCAACGTGCGCACGCAGTTCGTCAACGAAGCCGGCTTGCGTATTCTGACGCGCGCCCGCAGGCTTATCGTCCCGCCCCCGCTGGAACAAGTCGCAATCCGTCTCACCAAGACGGAGCTGCGTCCCGGCACGGCGATGAACGATGTCAACGCCATCCTCACTACGGCCGGCGGCCTGCCCGAAGGTTACATCACGCTGGACTTCCTCTCGTCGCCCTTCGCGTGGTTTTTGACCACCAACGTTGGCGGATTGATCCTCATGCAACGTGAGTCGTTCGAAATGGACATGTGGGTTGACAATTTGACGGACAACCTCCTGGTCAAGGGTTACGAGCGCTATTCTGTGGGGTATAATGATCCTAGAGCAGCTTGGCTGGAATACCCAACTAGCTAAGGAAAACAGCGACACTATCGTTTGGCGTAAGCTCCACGTAGACTTCGCCGTGCTCTTCACCCTGTTGGGCACGGCGGTTTTTTCCGAAGATCGGTGGCGGATAATCTGCCGGAACAAAGGAGACTGAAATGGCGCTCTTCAATCAGACGTGGATCAACATTGCGAGCCAGTTCGGAATGCCACTGTTTGGCGTTTCTGGCACGCCGCCGTTCACCGGAAATGCGTTCTGGGTGGACGAGACGAACGGCTCGGACGGCAACACGGGTGGCCCGCAAGACCCGCTCACGACGCTTTCCCAGGCTCACAGTCTTTGCACCGCCAACAACAACGACGTGGTGTTTTTCACGGGGTCGATACATCAGACAGCGACGCTGAACTGGTCGAAGAACTGGACGCATCTGATCGGACTTTCGGCGCCATCAGTGAATGGACGAGCCCGAATTTCCTCGACGGGGACGACGCCGTTCAGTCCGCTGGTGAATGTGACTGCGCAGGGCTGCATCTTCAAGAATTTTGGCACGTTCCACGGCGGCTTTACGAGCCCGACCGGATCGCAAGTCTGCTGGGCGGAAGCCGGTGGACGGAACGGCTACAACAATACGCAATTGCTTGGCGGTGGCGATGCCACGGCGGCGGCGCTTACCGGGATGCGATCGGTCACGATAGGGTCCAGCGAAAACCTGTTCGAGGATTGCACGTTCGGCCTCGATACGATCGTCCGGGCTACGAATGCCAACTCGACGATGGAGATCATCAGTGGTGCGGCGCGCAACGTGGTCCGTCGCGGCAATTTCCAGGCGTACTGCACGGATGCCAGCGATACGCACGTTTTGATCGCCGCGAACGGGATGGACCGATATCTCATTCTGGACGACTGCGTGTTCCACAATTTCGGGGGCACCTTGCTCAATGCGGTGGTCTCGAATGCCGGCGGCTCGCCCGGTGGCGATGTGATCATCACGCCGAGCTGTATTTCGGTCGGTGCCACGGCTATTGCGACGGCGGGAAGTGTCTACGTCGGTCAGATCAGCGCCGTCGGCCCGACAACCACCAATAAGGGCATCTTGGCCACCTAAGCCTAGCCTGATCGCGAGCGGGTCAAATCTCGCGGCCGAGCCCACGGAGCCGGGTCACTAGGAGATTCGATATGAGCAGAGCGCGCCACAAGGAAAAGCACCGGGAGGCCGGTGGCAAGGTTCCTGGCGGTTCGAAGGCCGAATGGGCTGGCGGGGAGCCGGACGTGGAACGTGAGGCTGAGGCCAAGAAGCGCGGTGGGTCGATCCATGCGGCGAAGGCCAAGCACCACCTCGGCAAGCGCGGGCGGGCCACTGGTGGCCGTATAGGGGCCGACAGGGCACCATTGTCGTCAGCCCATTCCGGGGATGGCGGCTACGAGGCGCACAAGCACGGTGGCCGGGCGATGCACCGCAAGCACGGTGGCCGCACGGAGCACCACGAGGAACACGAGCGGGACTGAGGTCGGCGGCGGCCGGCGAAGAACGCAAGGACGGCGGGCGCACGAAGGATTTCCGCCCTGGCGGTGAGAAGGGAAAGCTTCATCGCGAGATGGGCGTCCCGGAGGGCCAGAAAATCCCCGCCGACAAGCTTGCAGCGGCGGCGCGCCAGACCCGTGATCCTGAGAAGAGACGCGATGCGATCCGCGCTCAGACGATGAAAAAGTGGCATCACTAGGAACCGCGGTGCAATCCGTATGTTTTTTGTTTGATACTTCAACCTGAAATTCGCGCAAGCGAGAAGGAGATAAACATGGATAAGACCATCCCGGTTCTTGTCGAGCTCACCAAAGTCACTTCGACCAGCAAAGACAAAATTCTTGTCCCGCCCAACGATATTGTTGCGTCACCTTCTGGAAAGGGTGCGCCAACGGGCGCCCAGACTTCGATTACCGTTCACGGCACTAACCACCATGTTGCCGAAACGATGGATCAGATCGTCGCGCTGTGCAGCGGCGAGGTGCCTGCCAAGCAGTTATCCTCGCTGGCATGGGCCGCTGCCGTCGCGCCTGCTACCGGAGGCACTGTGACGGCCAAGACTGTTACACCACACAATTTCCCGGTTAATTCGACGCAGAACCTCGTCATTGCCACTGCGGTCCCGACTGGATACAACGGGCCGTTTACCTGTACCGTTACCGACGCGAGCACGTTCACATACCTGCTCACGACTGATCCGGGGTTGGCAACGGCACCTGGCACCTACGCCTTGATCACGTAAGGCCTCCGTAAGATGCCGCTGTCCTTCCAGACCAAGCTTGCTCTTGCCGCGGCGGTTGCGAACAACATCGCCCATGTGCAGACGCCAGGAGCTCCTGGCGCTCTGACGCTGGTATCCAACCCGGTTACGCTGGATGCCGCGCGGCAGGTGCTCATTACCTCTGGCACCAGCGACACCAGCATTACCTACACCGTTACGGGGACCAACCGTAACGACAACCCTCTGGCCGAGACGATCACCGGCGGTGCCACGACCGCGAGCACCACTCAGGATTTTCTGACGGTTTCATCCGTGGTTGCCAACGGTACGCCTGCCGGGACGGTTACGGTTGGGACGAACGGAGTTGGGTCAAGCCCGTGGCTCTTCGTTGACCGGGACGTGAATCCGGTCAATCTCGGCATTGGCGTTGTGGTAACGGGGACGATCAGCTTCACGGTCGAATACACTTACGATGACCCGAATGCGCCGTTTACCGGCACGTTCCCGACTGTGTTTTCGCAAACTGCCCTGGCGAGCAAGTCCGCCAATACCGACGCGGGGGCAACGTTCAACTTCCCAATCTTTGCCATCCGGCTGACGCAGAACTCGTTCACTTATCCGGCCACGGCCGCAATGATCGTATTGCAATCCGTGATAACGCCGAGTTGATGCGTGACGACCTCAAATACTTACAATTTTTCCCCCTCGATCGGCGATCTTGCGCTGAACGCCTTCTCGCGCATCCAGGTAAAGCCGCCTGCCCTCGTCCAGGAGCATATGTTGCAGCTCCGGATCGAGGGCAATCTCCTGCAAGCGCAGTGGAGTAATGTCGGAGTCACCCTCTGGACTGTGGATTTGCAGACAGTCCCGCTGGTACAGGGCACCGCGACGTACACTGTACCGCCGTCCACGGTGATGATCCTCGACACGTATATCTCGACCGGCTCGCCGCCGACGAACCGGATCATCATGCCGATGTCGCGCACCGATTATGCGGCGCTCCCTCAGCCCGCAGAGCAGGCCGTGCCGACCACGTACTGGTTCGACCGGCTTATCGCACCGACGATCAATCTGTGGCCCGTCCCGGATGGATCGGCGAGCTACACGCTATCGTACTATCGCTATCGTCAGATCCAGGACGCGACGTTCGCGGGCGGCAATCAGCCGGAGGTGCAATACCTTTTTCTCGACGCATGGACCGCTGGGCTGGCGCATCGGCTGTCCCGTCACTTTGCGCCGTCGCTCGAGGCTCTGCGCAAGGTGGACGCCGCAGAGGCGTTTGACCTGGCGGCGAAGCAGAACGTTGAGGGGGTAAATTTCTACGTGTACCCGGCCTTGCAGGCCTACTGGCGCCCCTGATGTGGACAATTTACCTCATCGTTAATCAGGCGAACGGAAAACGCTACGTCGGCGCGACAACGTTTAAATTCGTAAACCAAGGTGCCGCATGAGTTTCAGGCCACACCCCAAGAGAGCCCGCACCAACTCGCGATATCCGCAGGCGTGGGCTACGTCCGATTCGTCGGGGTTTGTGGGCAACCACATCGATATGGCCTGGCAATATGACTACAATGGCACCCAGCTTTTCAACAAACGCATTCTGCGCTTCCGGGACGAACTCGACACCCCGCAGCAGCAGTTTCGCGCGCTTGTGCTGCCGCCTGATCCGGTGCCGATCATGAACGCGCGGCCGGAACCGTATTCGATTGACGAAGCTGGCCCAGTGACGACGCAAATCACTGTCGATGCCGTGCAGGGCGATGCAACCCTGTTTGTGCAGGCGGTGACGGGGCTTGCCACCAGTCAGCCGATCATCGTTTACCTGGATAACGGCGGCTTTTGGAGCGTGACAATTACCGGCCTCGGCGTGGACTCCATCGGTATTTCGGTGCCGCTGCCGTCGTCGTGTTCGGTTAACCAGATCGTGAGCGCGGTTGGATAATGCCGGAATCCAGTCCCGAAATCCTCGAGATAATCCAGAATTACTGGTATCTGGCAAAAACGCGCCGCTTCGATCACGTCGCCATAACGATGATCGACGCTTCGGACGATACTATCGCGTGCGCCGATTATGCCGGCATCGTCAGTCTCGAGCGCGCCCAGTACCAAGCCATGAGTGCGCTGCGCAAGCGCCTCGAAAGCTCGATTATGAACTGGACGCTGCCAAAGCCAGATCCAAGCCTCGACGGAAGCCATGTGGTCTATAGCGTCGCTCACGATCCGATGTGCTTCGATTATATCGTCTGGCTTGTGAACTGCGAGATGGCCCGCATTCGCGAGGGTATGCCGGCACCCTTGAAGGTCGGCTTCTGGCTCGGAGCCAATCCGGATGCGGTGAAAGCGGACCCCTACCGGATGGGGTGGCTGAACAACGTCTTTCGTCCGGCACTGGCGCTCATCGGCGCGGTTGAGCACGACAGGGCAATCTACGGCACGCGGCGAGAGATGTTCGTCACTCGTAACATCGTGATGGCTTCGCAATTGGGGCAATTGATCCCGCAACTCAAGACGGACACGCGTTCGCGGTTTCCGGGGTATGTGGTTATCACCTTGCGTGAGGCGGATCACTGGCCGCACCGCAACAGCAATATCGATGCGTGGCGAAAGTTTGCGGCTTACCTTCAGAAGATCGGAGAGAAGGTGGTTTTCATTCGCGATACTGCCAAGGCGGACGAGCCGTTTGAGGATTTCCCGACTTGGCCGGAAGCCTCGCGCGACCTGGACATGAGAATGGCGGCCTATCAGGAGGCCAAGACCAACTGGATGATCTCCAATGGGCCGATCGGGCTGTGCGAGTTCAGTTCGGTGCCGTGGGTGCAGTTTGTGCCCGTAGAACGGACAGGCGGCAATTACGAACCAAACACTGGCTTGTTCTGGAAAGACAGCAATGGCATAAATATCGGCGGCCAATTTCCGTGGTGTCGGCCGGACCAGCGTATTGTCTGGGAGCGCGACAGCCTCGAAAATCTGATGGCGGCATGGGACGAATATGCCCCGGTTTTGAGGGCGCAAAATGCGGCGTAGCGACGGCGAAAGCTATCTGCTGATAGACCATCGGGAGAGCCCCGGCTTCACCCCGGATGAATGCGCCAGGGCTGGCGTTCCAACGCACGCGCACGGTATCTTCGCCAAAGGGGTAAAGGCCGAGTTCGGCACCAAGTCGTGCTCGCACTGCCAGAAGCAAATCGTGCTAAGACCTGAGCGGATCAGACCTCGCCATTTCTGCCCGAAATGTGATAAGTACATCTGCGACAACTGCAACGTTAATTTTGTTCTAACCCACGAGTGCGTCCCGTTCGCAAAACGGATGGAAGATTATTTGCGCAAGGCTGCGCAGATCAAACTCTAGTCTGCGGCGCGCCGCCGCTTATCGTAGCCATCGAAAGGAAACGACATCATGGCCCGCCGCATCATCTCCTACACCACGATTACGCCTACCGCGTTCGCCGACACGACCAACCTGACCAACACGACTTACCCGCTGTTCCTTCAGGGCGGCACCGCGACCCAGCAGAACAAGATCCACGAAATCAGCATCTCCGGGCAGGCGGCATCGTCGTCGTCACCCACGTTCATGATCCTGTCGCGCGATTCCACGGTGGCGGCATCGTCTATCAGCTTTCCAGCCGATACCGGAATGGATGCCTCAATGGATACGGCAACCGCTGCCCTTGCCGCGCCTCCTCTTTCGGGCAACGCCGCGACTACGCTGCCGCAGCGTTCGTCCACGCTGCATCTGATGAACTGCTCGCTCAACGCCTTTGGCGGTGTCTATTTCTGGCGCGCCAACAAATGGGACGAGTGCGTGGACATCGTCGGCAATGCCGCGTCGTTCGGCGAGGTGTCGCTGTCGGCGTTTACAGGCGGAACGCCTGGGGCTGTCGGCGTGCACCTAATATATGAGAGTTTATAGAACAAAATCAAATACTTAAAGCTAGGTCCAATGGACAAGCCCCGCTGGCAGCAAATCTACGAGGAATGGAAGGCGCGGAACGACGAGCCGCGCCCTCTTGTTAACAATTCCATCACGCAGGAAATGCGGCAGCGTGCGGTGGAGCCGGAACAGGTATCGCTGACGCCAGAGCAAAAACTGGCGACGTTGCGCCCCCGCCGGCCACGGAGTGCCGCTGGTGAACTGTGCGCCGATGTTTGTCAGTGGTGTCTCAATCCGTTCAACTTCACCATGAAGCGATCCGGCAAACCGCGGGATTCGATCGAATACGAGCCGCTGCGCAGGGCGCTCAAGATTACCGATGCAGCTTTCGATCCGGTGATCTGCGATTCCTGCTACGGACAGGTGATGAAATCCGCCCCGGATGACAGGTTAATGCCTGGCACATCTAACTTTGTCGATGCCGGGCATAATCTGCTAATACGGACGATATGACCAGTTTGACTCCGCAGAATGCTTTCCCTGGAATACCGTTCCCGTTGCATGTGGCCATTCCTACGTCCGATATATTTACAGGCGCGGTTCAGCCGCAGGGCAATTCTACGGTCTTGACGTTCAAGACAGTGTCGCATTTAGTGTTGGTGCCGATCCCGTTCTTTTGACAATTACGCCGTGAGGGATGAATGACCATAAACGCAACCGCGATCTGGCGCGTTTGCCCGTCTGGCTCGAACACCAACGGCGGCGGCTATGATCCTGGCATCTCTGGGGCCGCCACGGACTATTCACGGCAGAACGCGGCGCAGGCTACCGGGACGCACGGCACGACGGTCGGGACCACGACGTTCACCGACCTGACGGCGCTCGCCTTCACGGCGGCGATGATCGGCAACGCGATCTATATCACGGGTACTGGGCAGACGACGGGCTGGTACTTTGTTACGGCGTTCACGAGTTCTTCCATTGTCACGCTCGACCGCTCGCCTGGAACGGGCACGTTGGCGACGTGGAATTTGGGCGGCGGCTGGGCTGATCCGTGGACCAATCTGACGTCGAGCGGGCCGCTCGTTCCCGGAAATATTGTTTACGTGCTCGGCAGCGGCACGCCAAATCCGGCTTCCTACACATACGACTACGACACTGGCGGCGACTTTACGCTCACCTCTGGTAACGATACGGCGGGTTACGTCACCATCGCCAACGATCCATCGACGCCAGGCTACAAAGCGCCGCCCGATACGACTGGCGGAATGCCGTGCATCCGGACGGGTGGTCTGGTTTATATCCTTGCGGGCTACAACAAGCTTCAGGGTTTGTTCTTCGTGCTCAACGGCACCTCTGGCAATAACGTCCTTTTTTTCACGTCCACCAATCCGACTGTTATTACCGGGTGCGTCTGCGACCAGTTCGGAAACGACTGCGGGTTCACGTTCCAGGACGGGACACTTGCGCTGTTTGGCAACGAGGTGTTCACATCGGTTGCGCCCGGATCGAGTGGTTCGAAGTACGCCATCAACATTGATAGCATCAACACGACGATAATCGGTAACAACATCCACGACACAGTTGGTCCCGGTATTCTTGCCAACCGTGGCGCGTTTATCGAGGGCAATATCATCGCCAAATGCCGCGGTGTCGGGCTCCTGCTCAGTGACTCGTCGGCGTTCCCGATTACGGTCGTCAGGGGCAACACGATCGACGGCAATCTGGGTAACGGAATGGAAGTGTCGTCACAGGTCACATTGAGCTACGCCGCTATCCAGAACAACAACATCACCAACCACACGCAGAGCGGCACTTATGGCTTCACGGTGGATGCGGGGACGGCAGCAGCGAATAGTCTGGTGGCGTTGCTGTTTGACAACCAGGTCTGGCAGGGCAACACCACCGACGTTAACGCGATCAACAAGGGTCCGCACGACACTACTCCACCGTCGTCGCCCTCAATTTACGTCAATCAATCGACCGAAAATTATACGCTGGCCTAGCAGGATGATCGAATGCCGAGCGTTCTGCAGCCGTCCAACGCCTTTCCCGGCATCCCTGCTCCGCAGCACTTGGCGGGGCAGAGCTCCGTTCAGAGCTACCAGTATCCAGGCGCGGTTCAGCCGCAGTCCACAAAACCTGTCGTGCTGACCTACACGGATGGTTTTCCAGGTATCCCAGCGCCCAATCATTTATCTGGACAATCGCATCCACAAAATTACATCTTTCCGGGCGGTCTACAGCCGCAACTTGCTTCGGGACTGCCGCCAGGGACAAACATGATCTTCATGTGACATGCCTCAATTTTTTACCCCGAGCCCGCACGATTACTACGACGACGTATGGCAGTGGCGTGCGCAACGGGGCGTGCTGTCGATCCTCACGGCGCAAAAGCCCAAGAACAAGCAACTCTGGCGCTATGATCTAGATACCGATGTGCGGGTGTGGACTCCGCTGATCGACAATCTCAATTCGTCGGGGGTTCTTACGCCGCTGACTTCAGGCGGACGGCCGAAAAACAAACAACTATGGCGTTATGACCCGGTTCCTGATCCGCCGTGGCAGGCTCCTCCATGGATGCTGAGCAACGCGGATACGGCAAACCTTCCGACCAAGACAAATCCATTCTTCAGGCTGTGGCGGTATGATCTCGACACTGACGTTAAGGCTTGGGCACCTCCGAAACTGGGTTCCTACGCGGCTTCCTATGCGTCCAACTACGTCATGCGAGCGCCCTTCTATACGCAGCGCGGGGCCGAATTTCCGCCGTGGCAGTTCCCCAATTTCTGGGAAAATGCCGACGCGCTGTATCTGCCAAAGCCTACGGTTTCTGTCCTCCAGCAGCATAATTTCTGGAAGGCGCAGTATCTCTATGACCCGCCGCCGTGGGTGGGTACGCCGCAAAGTTCGTTGGCGTTGTTCGAGCTGGTCGAGGGCGGCACGCCGTTCAACAAGCTTTGGCGCTGGGATTTTGTCGAGCAGCCAGGTTGGTATTGGCAAGGTACAAAGGCGAATGTCCTGTTTGATTTTGTGGCTGGCGGAGAACCATTCTCGAAACTCTGGCGCTGGGATAACGTGCCGCAGCCTGATTGGCTGGGAAGCCCGTATGGTATCTCACAGCCGCTGCGCAATGTTACGCCAACGCCGTTCTATAAACTCTGGCGCTATGATTTAGACAGCGACGTTAGAGTCTGGAACGCTCGGCCGACAGGGGCCACACAGAACCAACTCGCGGCCAAGACAAATCCATTCTTTAGGCTGTGGCGATGGGACAACGTTCCAGATTCAGTGTGGGTCGGCACACCAATTCCGGGATACACGCTCACTCAGCCGACACCGTCGCAGAACCCGTTTTTCAATACCAGACAGTTCAACTACGTGTCTCAACCGGAGTGGGTCGGAAGCCCCTCGGGATCGCTATCAGTCAGACTACCTCCCGCCGTTACGCCGAAGCCATTCCATCAGTTATGGCGCTACGACTACGTCCCGGCCAGCGAATGGGTCGGTCATCAAGTCGGCTCTGCGGTCATCTTCCTGCCGCCGCAGGTCGCCAATCAACTCTTACGCAATGTCATTCTGCGAACGCGGGAACTGGTCAACGAAATCGAGCGCGAGCGGGAATTGCGTAATGTCATTCTCAGGTCGCGAGTCTTGGTCTTCGGCGGCCCTACCTATCATTAGGATAAGCAATGGCTACTTTCTTTTGGGTCGGCGGCGCGGGGACGTGGGACAACTCCAGCACGGGAAACTGGTCAACGTCATCTGGTGGGTCAAGCGGAGCTGGGCCGCCGACATCGAGCGACACGGCGAAGATTGACGGGAATTCCGGGTCTACTTTCAATATCACCATAGCGGCCAGCACTACGGTGACGTGTGAGGTTCTGGATTGGACTGGGACAAACGGAAACTTTGTCGGCTTCCAGGCTGGATCGGGCGCGATCCAGGTTGGCAATGGCACCACTGGTCAGATAAAGGGCAACGGCCTAATCGGAAGTAACGTTAGCTGGACCATCAACGGCTCCGTGACGATCACTGGTGGCGATAATTACGGTAGCTCGTCGTGGGCGTTTTCCGGTTCAGGTGATACGTTCATTATCGGAGACCTTGCGAATTACGGGCTTATTTTCCCCGATATCCCATCGGGCTGCGAGATAAATGTAAACGGCAACCAACTCAACCTGTCCAACGCTACGACGCTGGAAGGCACCATTGTCCTCAATGGCGGCACCATATACTTCTCCAGTCCGTTCAGTATCGACAACCGCTCTGGCACACTTACGGTTGATACGGGCACTGTCGAATTTTCGAATGGGTTCTCCAACCCTGGCAACTTTGGCGTACCGGGCACCTTCAGTGCAGCGAGCGGGACCGTCGTATTAGCTGGCGGCACCGGCGCTTTCGGCGGCGCCACGATTGGGACTTTTATCGTTGGTGGCACCTGCACCATCACTGGCAACAACAGCTACGGGACATTCTCCTGTCCGGCCGCTGCGGGGTATGCTGAAAATTTGTTTCAGCCGCTCGGCAATGTCACAATAACGCTTGGCGCCAGTTCGACGCAGACTATTACAACGGCAAGTGGGCTTTCCCTTCTGGGCAACGTCTCTAATGTCATCACGATCAATAGTTCATCGCCCGGAACGCAGGCCAATTTCTCGATGGCGTCGGGCACTTGCACCGGCGCTTACCTGTCATTGAAGGACAACAACGCAACGGGGGGTGCCACGTTCAACCCCGGCACCGGCTCCGTCCTGCTTAGCGATGTTACCGGATGGACCGTCGCCGCCGCCACCACGCCGCTTCCGGTGCAGACTTTGATTGTCATGTGATGGCGCTTTCATTGTGCAGTCGGTGCGACTAATATGGCGGAACTAGGAAATGGAGGCTCATCATTTTTATAGGTCGCGAATTTGATCCAGCAGACGCGGGGGAAAGTCAGGTCTTTGGCTATGACTACACCAACGACCTCGCGCCTAGCGATACGATTTCATCGGTGACGACTGTAAATCTGACAGTACAGGTCGGCGTTGACCCGAGCCCTGGATCGCATCTCGTCGGGGCGCCAACTCTTACGTCCCCGATCGTTGTCCAGCGGGTTTCGAATCTCGTGGCAGGCGTGACATACATCCTGCAGATCATTGTTGCGACGGCGGGAGGCGACACGCTTAGTCTCTATTCCCGCATTCCCTGTCGTCCAATCTATTAGGGCGCGCAAATGGATTACCAGGAATTTGTCTTTATCGCCCAGAAAATCCTCAAATACGAGGCGACCGACACGACGTTTACCGACATGCTGCCGCGCATGATCGAGTACACCGAGGAACGAATCTACATTGACTTTGATTTTCTCTGCACGCTGACATCCCAGACCGCGTTGATGACAGCCTCTAACCGGAACGTGACACTGCCGTCTAATATCATCGTCGCGCAATCGCTCAATGCGATCACACCGTTCACGGCCGCAAGCCCCGATCTCGGAACGCGTAATCCGCTGACCCGCGTTGGCGTCGAATACATCAACGCGCTCTACCCAGATTCGACCAGTGCGGGGTTGCCTGTATATTACGCGATCATCGGGCTACCAACCCTCACGCCTGTAATTACAGCGGGATCATACAACATCCTTCTGGGGCCGTTTCCCGATCAAGCCTACCCGCTGGAAACCATCGGAACGGTGCGGCCCGCGCCGCTATCGCCGACCAACACGACGACATTCATTGCGACGTATCTGCCGCATCTGTACGTGGCGGGCGCGATGGTGTTCGGCTTTGGCTATCAGCGCGACTTTGGTGCCCAGAGCGATGCTACCGGGACTGCCCAATCGTGGGAAGCTCAATACAACTCGCTTAAAGCCGGGGCCAACGTCGAGCAATTGCGCGCCAAGGCCGCTTCGGTGAGCTGGTCGCCATACCAGCCAACGCCCACCGCAAACGTATCAGGGGATCACGCGAGTGCCCCTGCATAGGTTGGAATGGACAGCCGGATTCAATAGCCAAGCCACCCAGACGAAGAATCGTCAGGGCTGGTTTGCTGGCAACCTGGTGCGCTGGCGCTACGGCTTGCTGGAAAAGGTCGCGGGCTGGCAACAGCTATTTTCGCAGACCGCCGCAGGGATCGTCCGCGCTCTGCACGCCTACGAGGATTTGCTGACCAACGTCAATCTCCTGATCGGCGGCGATGGCGGCGCGCAAATCTATGTGGGCGGTACGCTCTATACATTTGCGTTTAATCTCGGAACCGGAGACCCAGGCAACTTCACGGTTTCGGTCAACAGCGGAACCAAGCAGGTTACGGTTATGCAGGGCAATTTCGGTAATCTCCAGATCGGAAACGAGATCGAGATACTTTGCACGATGTCGATTGGTGGAGAGATTTTGACTCCCGGAACGATACTCCTTGTGACTGGCGTTGTGCCGTTCACGTCATTCACGTTCAACTTGCCCGTCAATGCATCAACGACGCAGACTAATGTTATTCCGACCCCTCAGTTTCAGAACCAAGCATACCCGACAATCAACGTTACATTGATAAATCACGGATTGATTACGGGGAACACGTTTACCTTCGACATCACTACTGATGTTAATGTCCAGATCGAGGCCCTGTTTACGTTCTTGAATATTCCGGCGGGCAGCACGGCAACCATCACGAAGATCGACAACGACACATTCTCGTTTAACGCAACGCCGTTCGGGTCGTTCAATACGGTCAATGCCTTGTATTCTGAGGGCCTCATTGATACTGGCGACGGTGACAGTTATTCTCCCAGCTTTGCTTATGTCGGCCTAGCGCCGTCGCCTTCCCCTGCGGCGTGGTTTCTCGACAATCTCGGAACAAACGGGATCGTCAGCTACACCAATGGACCAATTTATATTTACACGCCGCCGATTGGGACCGGAGCGGTCCTCAATAATGCCGGCGTTCCCGATCCGACGATTACCGGCAGCGGCACTCCGCAGATCAATGCTGGCGTTTTTGTCGCCATGCCGCAGGCGCAGGTTATCGCTTTCGGCTCGGAAGTCATTCTCGGCGGCGGTCAACAAGACCCGTTGCTTGTCCGTTTTTCCGATGCCGGAAGCTATAATTCATGGACGGCAACGGTTTCAAATCAGGCCGGTAGTTTTCATCTTGGCGGCTCTGGGACCAAAATCGTTGGCGGCTTCCAGGTTCCCCAGACGACGCTGCTGTGGACGAATAACGATCTGTGGTCGATGCTTTATGTCGGGCCGCCGTTCATCTACAGCTTCACAGTTATTGGTTCGCAATGCGGATTGATCGCGCCCCATGCTTTTGCCCTCATCGGGCGCACAACGTGGTGGGTGACACTCAACTCAGTCTTTAACTTTTCGGACAGCGGTATTACGCCGATCGAATGTCCGCTTTGGGATGTCATGTTCACGGATCTTGATACGGCCAATCAGGAAAAGATTTTCCTCGGTGCGAGCCAGTCATCGAACGAGGTCTGGATATTCTATCCGTCGATCTCCGGGGGCACGGGAGAGTGCGACAAATATCTTAAGGTCAATATTCTTGAAAACTTATGGGACTACGGCTCGCTCGAGCGGAGCGCGTGGCTTCCCGAGAATGCCTTCGGTCTGCCGCTCGGTGCTGAGACGAGTACGCTTCTGATCCAGCAGCATGAAGTCGGTTATGACGCTAACGGCCAGCCGATGACAGGCGTCTATGCCGAGACAGGCTATGCGGATGTAGGCGACGGTGAGCAGATACTCTTTGTGGACGAGTACATCAACGACATGAAATGGTTTGGCAGCGAGGGTGCTGTCTCTCTGACGCTCTACGGTGTCAACTACCCCGGCGATAGCCCGTTTGTGAAAGGGCCTTACGGGCTGGATTCGAAGAACCGTTATATCCGGCCTGAGCTCCGTTGCCGACAGATAGCGTTGCGGCTTGACTGGGCGGCACGCACTGGGTTTTCAGCACGGCTTGGAACACCGCGGGTGCGCGCGATTCCGGCGGGGTCGCGGCCGTGACCGCGAACAATCCGTCGAACACCACGACAGCGCCCGATCTGACGAGGCTTATTGCGCAGGCGCAGGCGACGACGCAGGCGATCAACAATCTCAATCAAACGTTGACAACGAGCAATACATCACTGGCGGCGTTGGCAGCATCGTTTACCGCCCTCGTTGCCGATATTCCAGGAGTCCCGAATGGCGCGACGGTGATTTCGGCAAGTTCTGGCCCATCGGGCACCACGGCGACGGCGACCCTGACGCCAGGTTCAGGGACGATGTGGATCACGGGATACGACATTGGGTTTACTGGATCGTCGTCGGCAACGGTGCTCGCTGTAACAATCACCGGAACGACGGCCGACCTGTATTTGCCCTTTGCTATTCCGACTCCGGCGGCGTCCACCGGGGGGCAGTTCCCGTACAAATTCCCAACACCGATTCCGGCGTCTGCTGCGGGAACGCCTATCAGCGTTGTGATGGAGGCGGTGCCAGGAGGAACGGCTTATGCCAATGCCTACGGCTTCTACCTTTAGCGCAACGCTGGCTCGTTCCTATGAGGAACGCCATACCGGAATGGTTGGTGCGATCGCTGATTTTCGCAAGGGCGCGGCCGATCCAAAGTTTCTGGCGCAAGCCAAGGCGGAACATGATAGATTGGCGGCACTGGATGCTAATTCAGGGTGCCCGCTGACGCAGCGGTGTTATGCATCGGCTCATCAGTTGAAGTTTTTGCAGGCCGCTTTCGCTTCGTTGAAGAGCTCTCCTATAGCCGAGGAAGACATGCCATCAAAACTTAATTCACTAGCGGCACTGGCCAAAGGCGCGGTGGCTGACATCGAGACTGGCGCCGCGGCTGCGTTGGTGCGACTGAACAAGGCCAAGGACAGCGCCGGGAAGGGCGTCGATGGCGTCAATGCTGTTTCGGCTCAGATCGAGCAGGCAGCGAAGGATCTGAGCACGTTTGCCGCTGAGACCAGCAATTTCCCTCCTGGCGAGAAATAGAGAGTCCATCCAATGCCCCCCATTGCCGGCTTAACAGGATTCCCTGGCCCGCTCCCGCAGCAGGCCCCGCAAGCGCAGCAGCCGCAGCAAATGTCGTCCGGCGGGATGCAAGGAGCGCCGCAGCAGGGGGCACCGCAAGGGCAGCCGGGCATCGGCGGTATCCAGCCGCAGCAATTAGCGATGCTTCAAGCGCGAATGGCGCAGCAGGGCGGAAACATGCCGCAGGGGACACCGCAAGGAATGCCGCAGCAAATGCCGCCCGGTGGGATGCAAGGAGCGCCGCAGCGGATGCCGCCGATGACGGGCTACGGTGGGCGGCCATTCATGCAGGGGGCGCCGCAAGGTCAGCCGGCTCCTGTTATGCCGGTGGGAGATGCCGTCGGCGCAAAGCGCGGCGGGTCGATCGGTTTTGCGATGGGCGGCGCACCGGATTTCTTCGCGCGCCGAGCCATGTCCCAGATGCACGCGCCTGGGCTGATCAACTCGGCGGTGCCGGGGCGTACCGATCATATCCCAATCAACGTACCGAGCGGCTCCTACGTCTTGCCTGCAGACCACGTCTCGCATTTAGGCCAAGGCAATTCGGCTGCTGGGGGCAAGGTGCTTGACGGCATGTTTTCGGCGCCGGGAATGACGCACCTGCATTCCAATATTCCGAAGCCGCCGCAGCCGATGCGGTTTGCCAAAGGTGGCCCAGTCGGCAGACCGACGCCGATCATCGTAGCCGGCGGCGAATATTTGCTCCATCCTGAACAAGTACGCCGTGCTGACGAGGTGGCCCACAAATTGCCGCCCGGAACTGGTGACATCAAGCGCGGCCACGAAGTTCTCGATAAGTGGGTGACGGAAGAACGAAAGAAGCATGTTAAGAAGCTGAAATCGCTTCCTGGCCCACGTAAGGATTAAAAATGGACTCCGTGGTGCGCCTAGGCGATCAGGCCGACGAGTCGGCGATAATTCGCCTGCTTGTACAGATGCATCAAGAGAACGGTTTGTTTCCATTCTCGATCAATCGCGTTCGCGAGCTGGTCAGGATGGTGCTTGACGCTCCGAAAAAGCCGCTGGCTACACCGGCGATGATCGGCGTCATAGGAACGCCGACCGACATGCAAGCGACAATCGGACTGATGGTCTCGCGTATTTATTACACCGATGAATGGCATTTGGGAGATTTATGGGTGTTTGTCCGTCCCGATTGCCGGAAATCGACCCACGCCAAGGCATTGCTCGAGTTCGGCAAGCGAACCGCGTCCGACCTTGGCTTGAAATTTATGAGCGGCGTGGTCTCAAACGCGCGGACGGAAGAAAAGATGCGCTTGTACAGACGCAGGCTCGGCACATCGGTAGGCGGCTATTTTCTTTATGATCCAGTGACGGCGGCATAATCATGGGATCACTTTGCGCTCCCAGCACTAACACAGCCACCACATCAAGTTCTCCGCCTCCGCAGGTTCTGCAAAACTATCAGAATATCGTCAATCAGGCCCAGGGTGTTTCGAATACTCTCAGTTCTGCGCCGGGCCCTCCCGTTGCGGGGATTACGCCAGAGCAGAGCGCTGGCATTTCCACCGTAAACGCCGCAGCCGGCCCGCAGACGCAAGCCGATTACAACATGGGCACGCAGGCGATGGGGACCGGACTTGGGACCGTCGCTTCGGGTCTCAGTTATCTGCCGTCCGAAATCTCCGGCATTGCCGGCGCGCAGGAAGGCGTTGCCGGCGCGCAGAGCATCATTGCCGGCGCGCAGAGCATGTTGCCGACAGCCGAAGGCTATGTCAGCAGCGCCGCCCCCGATTATGCGGCGGGTGCGAGTGCTGTTGGCGAAAGCGAGGTCAACCCGATCACCTCGGGCGGCATCAGCGCGTACATGAACCCGTACACGCAGGATGTGGTTAATTCCACCGAAGCTGCGTTCAACAATCAGAACGCTATACAGGCGAATCAGCTAACCGGGTCGGCCATTCTCGGCGGCAACGCTTTCGGCGGTGATAGAGCTGGCGTGGCTCAAGCGGCCCTCGCCGGTCAGCAACAGACAGCCGAAGCACCCGTTATCGCCGGCTTGGAAAGCTCTGGCTATACAAGCGCCGTCCAAGAGGCCGAACAGCAACAGCAACTCGAGCAATCGGGCGCCAGTATCTACGGCAGCTTGGGTGCGGGACTTGGCTCGCTCGGCAGTATCACGGGAGGCTTGGCGAGCACGGCGGGCGGTCTCGCGAGCACGGCGGGCGGTCTCGCGAGCACGGCGGGCGGTCTCGCGGGCATGTATGGGACGGCGGCATCGACTGCCGGGAGCCTCGGTGCGACGCAGGCCGGTATTGGGTCGCAAGAGGTTGCCGCAGGGTCGTCGCTCGCCAGCACGTTGCTTGGTACGGGGACGGCCGAGGAGACCGCTGGCGCGACGCAACAAGCCACCCAACAGGCACAACTGAACTCCGAATATCAGCAATACCTCAATTCGATCGGCGTTACCGGGACCAGCTTTCTTGCGCCGATTGTCGAAGGAACAGGCAGCCTGTCTGGGGGCACTTCGACGACGACCTCGGCGGGGCCAAGCACGTTAAGCCAACTGTCCGGTGTCGCGCTTGGCGGTCTCGGGCTTTTGGGAGTGACTGGCGCGTTTGGCGCTAACGGCTATCTTACCGGGAGTAGTGGCGCGAGCAGCGGTGGGACCAGCACCGGCGGCCGGATCAACTACGACGACGGCGGCTCCGTTGATGACGACCAGCTTGATTTTGGTACGTCCGGCAGTCCAGCCCCGCAACAGCAACAGCCGGGACTCGGCGGTATCGTGGGGTACGATGCTCTCGCCAGAGAATTGAGCCAAGGCATAGCGGCAAATCAATTGGGGGCGGCACAGGGAGGCTTTGACGGCGGTGGTGGTGTTGTGGCCCCTGCTGGCGCACAGCCACTCCCTGGCCTTGCCAGCCTGCCTACGGGGGCTTCTTCTAACTCGGGCATCATTGGCCCGATGGGGATGAACGTGCCGCGCGGGTCTGGTCCGCCCGGTATCCATATGGGCATGGGGCCTCCCCAGCCGCCCAGGGCTGCGGCGAGCGACAACGACCTCGCCAACATCACGAAGCAGATTACGCAGGTCGCGGGCTTGATGCGCCAGCCGGGGAATTCACGGACACAAGCGATGGGCGGCCAAGATGCGGGCGGCCAAGCGACGGGCGGCCGTGTGTTTCCCGGTATCGTCGCCCAAGGCTACGCGGATGGCGGCGCGCCGGACCAGGACTATACGGCGGTTGATCCCGGCATAGGTGGGGTTAGCGGGGCGGCAGCGGACGTGCCGAACGCGCCTGACGTGACGGTGAATGGAACGCCGCAGGCGATAGTCCCGGCAGACGCATTGCCACAGAACGCGACGCCCGATGCGGGGACGGCATCGCCTGGCCTCGCTGCGTTGCAGAATGCGACCTACGGCCAGGAAAGCGGCTACGGCAGAAACACTGGAACGAGCAGCGCCGGGGCTGTAGGGCCGATGCAGATCGAGCCCGCCACATTTGCCAAATATGCCCAGCCGGGAGAACGGATCGACAATCCGACGGATAACAAGGCAGTCGGCGACCGCATACTGGCTGACTACACCGACAAATACGGTGATCCCGCGCGAGCTGCGGTCGCTTATTACTCTGGCCCTGGCAACGTGGCCCCGGCCGACAGTCCGACGCCATGGAAACATGACATCAGCCACGACCGCAATGGCAACCCGATCAAGCCGGTATCGTCCTATGTGAGCGACGTTATGGGCCGGATGGGCGGAGCGCCGCCTTCGGGCAGTCAGCCTTCCTCCGGCGCAGCTCCGGGCACTCCTGGGATCACAGCGGCAAACCCGTCGTCACTCGACATTGGCAAGCCCAATCCGTGGGAATCCGTCCTGGCCTCAGGCCTGGGAATGATGGCCGGGCAATCGCCTCATGCCTTGTCGAATATCGGCGCGGGCGGTCTTGCCGGACTGCAGAATTACCAGGAACAGCAGGCCGAGCTGAGGGCCGAGGCGACCACCAAACAGGGCGCGCAGCGGCTGACCAACGAGGCAAGTTATCAACAGCAGCAAATGAACGTGCAAACGGCTGAACTCGCACTCAGGCAGCAGCAATCGAAAGCGGATATTGCGCTGAAACAAAAGACATTGGAGCAAGGCCGCATTCCGCCTGGATACACAATGCAGAACGGGCAACTTATCCCGTTGCCGGGTGGCCCTGCCGATCCTGTTGCCGTCAGGCAGCTTAAGGAGGCGGGAGTTCTACCGAAAGCCCAAGTGCTGAAAAATTCCGACAATTCGGAACAGGTTGTCTGGCTCGATCCTATCAAACAGCAGGTACTTGGTGCGAACGGAGAACCCTACGTTCCGGAAACTGGTCAGGGGACCAAGGCGATTGCCACAGCCATCGAAACCGGAATACAGCCGCCGACAACGGCCGGTCTGTACCGGAACGCGTCAGCCGTGCGCGCCCAGTTGGCCAAGGATGGCTTTGATCTGACGAGCGCCAATCTCGAATACGAAGCGGCCCATAAGCAGGTTTTGTCGCTCAACGGCCCGCAGATGGTTCGCTATTCAGGGTTGGCGCATAGCGTTCTCAATACGATTGATGAAACAAACAGTCTTGCGGGGCAGATGCAGAATACCGGAGTGCCCCTGTTCAACCAGGCGCGGCTGCAGGCATACATTCAAACAGCCGGCAATTCAGCGAATGGACAACTTGCGGCCAAGTATCTGGCGTCGGTTAACACCCTGAAAGAGGAATTTGCCAACCTGGCTCAAGGCGGATACGCGCCAACGGAAGCGGCATGGGGCCTCGCCAACCAACAAATCAATGGCAATTACGGCGTGAAGGAATTGGGCGCGAGTCTGAACGAGGTTCAACGCTTGTTGCGCTATCGCCTCCAAGGCATTCCAAACATGGGAACGCTCGGGCCTGGGGCAGCCAATCGTTATACCGGGCAGAGCGGCAACCAACCGACCGTTGGCGAGCAGACTAGCGCGCCTGCCGCGTCGTCGCAGGATCAGCAGGCGCTGTCTTGGGCTAAGGCCAACCCAAATGACCCGCGCTCGGCCGCCATCCTTAAGAAACTAGGCGTGCAGTAATGGCTGATTTTGATCCAGACGCCTACCTGTCTGGCGGCGATGGAAGTTCTGCGGCGTTTGACCCGGATGCTTATCTGGGAAATACCAAGCCGTCCTTGGTAGAAGCTGCCACCAAGCCGATCACTGACATCCCGTCCGTTTACTCCGATACCGTGAACCAATCGGTCTCACAGATGGGGCGGGGAGTTGGTCAGTTAGAGAGTGGCGACCCGTGGACCATGACGAAGGGCGCGGGCAATGTCGCCTTGGGCGGCCTCGGTTACGTCACTGCGCCGATAAATGCGCCGTTGCAAAGCATCGTTGGCAATCCTGTCAGGGACGCCGCATCGTATGCTGGGCTTAGTCCGACCGCGAGTCAGCTTGCCGGGAATCTGGCAACGGCCGGAGCCGGTTTTTTTCTGCCGCTGCCAGGAGCCGGCACTCTAGCCAGAACCGCCAAACTGCCAGAGGTTGATCCTGCATTTGGCTTGCCCTTGACCGCAGGCGAGGCCGCGCAGAGTCCCGCTATGGTTCGCGCAGAGCAGCAGGCCATTCGGCAGGGCAAGCAATATGCTGCCGACTTTTCTGCAGATCGGACACAACGGCTTGGAGATGTGCAGGAACAAGTCACCGGGGGAATGGGGCCATCCGGCTGGAAGCCGCCGGCCACTCCGCAACAGGCCGGAGAAACGGTTTCCGCTCGCGTGCAACAAGCGGCAGCAACCAAGAAGGCCGCCGTCACGGAATATTATAACGTTGCGAAGGCATTTCCAGGCGAGATAGACGCCGGCGTCTATCTCGCCTGGAAATGCCTTCGCAACGTTATAATATTCCGTGACGGCGGCCTTCTTGGTTGCTGCCGCTTGTTGCACGCGAGCGGAAACCGTTTCTCCGGCCTGTTGCGGAGTGGCCGGCGGCTTCCAGCCGGATGGCCCCATTCCCCCGGTGACTTGTTCCTGCACATCTCCAAGCCGTTGTGTCCGATCTGCAGAAAAGTCGGCAGCATATTGCTTGCCCTGCCGAATGGCCTGCTGCTCTGCGCGAACCATAGCGGGACTCTGCGCGGCCTCGCCTGCGGTCAAGGGCAAGCCAAATGCAGGATCAACCTCTGGCAGTTTGGCGGTTCTGGCTAGAGTGCCGGCTCCTGGCAGCGGCAGAAAAAAACCGGCTCCGGCCGTTGCCAGATTCCCGGCAAGCTGACTCGCGGTCGGACTAAGCCCAGCATACGATGCGGCGTCCCTGACAGGATTGCCAACGATGCTTTGCAACGGCGCATTTATCGGCGCAGTGACGTAACCGAGGCCGCCCAAGGCGACATTGCCCGCGCCCTTCGTCATGGTCCACGGGTCGCCACTCTCTAACTGACCAACTCCCCGCCCCATCTGTGAGACCGATTGGTTCACGGTATCGGAGTAAACGGACGGGATGTCAGTGATCGGCTTGGTGGCAGCTTCTACCAAGGACGGCTTGGTATTTCCCAGATAAGCATCCGGGTCAAACGCCGCAGAACTTCCATCGCCGCCAGACAGGTAGGCGTCTGGATCAAAATCAGCCATTACTGCACGCCTAGTTTCTTAAGGATGGCGGCCGAGCGCGGGTCATTTGGGTTGGCCTTAGCCCAAGACAGCGCCTGCTGATCCTGCGACGACGCGGCAGGCGCGCTAGTCTGCTCGCCAACGGTCGGTTGGTTGCCGCTCTGCCCGGTATAACGATTGGCTGCCCCAGGCCCGAGCGTTCCCATGTTTGGAATGCCTTGGAGGCGATAGCGCAACAAGCGTTGAACCTCGTTCAGACTCGCGCCCAATTCCTTCACGCCGTAATTGCCATTGATTTGTTGGTTGGCGAGGCCCCATGCCGCTTCCGTTGGCGCGTATCCGCCTTGAGCCAGGTTGGCAAATTCCTCTTTCAGGGTGTTAACCGACGCCAGATACTTGGCCGCAAGTTGTCCATTCGCTGAATTGCCGGCTGTTTGAATGTATGCCTGCAGCCGCGCCTGGTTGAACAGGGGCACTCCGGTATTCTGCATCTGCCCCGCAAGACTGTTTGTTTCATCAATCGTATTGAGAACGCTATGCGCCAACCCTGAATAGCGAACCATCTGCGGGCCGTTGAGCGACAAAACCTGCTTATGGGCCGCTTCGTATTCGAGATTGGCGCTCGTCAGATCAAAGCCATCCTTGGCCAACTGGGCGCGCACGGCTGACGCGTTCCGGTACAGACCGGCCGTTGTCGGCGGCTGTATTCCGGTTTCGATGGCTGTGGCAATCGCCTTGGTCCCCTGACCAGTTTCCGGAACGTAGGGTTCTCCGTTCGCACCAAGTACCTGCTGTTTGATAGGATCGAGCCAGACAACCTGTTCCGAATTGTCGGAATTTTTCAGCACTTGGGCTTTCGGTAGAACTCCCGCCTCCTTAAGCTGCCTGACGGCAACAGGATCGGCAGGGCCACCCGGCAACGGGATAAGTTGCCCGTTCTGCATTGTGTATCCAGGCGGAATGCGGCCTTGCTCCAATGTCTTTTGTTTCAGCGCAATATCCGCTTTCGATTGCTGCTGCCTGAGTGCGAGTTCAGCCGTTTGCACGTTCATTTGCTGCTGTTGATAACTTGCCTCGTTGGTCAGCCGCTGCGCGCCCTGTTTGGTGGTCGCCTCGGCCCTCAGCTCGGCCTGCTGTTCCTGGTAATTCTGCAGTCCGGCAAGACCGCCCGCGCCGATATTCGACAAGGCATGAGGCGATTGCCCGGCCATCATTCCCAGGCCTGAGGCCAGGACGGATTCCCACGGATTGGGCTTGCCAATGTCGAGTGACGACGGGTTTGCCGCTGTGATCCCAGGAGTGCCCGGAGCTGCGCCGGAGGAAGGCTGACTGCCCGAAGGCGGCGCTCCGCCCATCCGGCCCATAACGTCGCTCACATAGGACGATACCGGCTTGATCGGGTTGCCATTGCGGTCGTGGCTGATGTCATGTTTCCATGGCGTCGGACTGTCGGCCGGGGCCACGTTGCCAGGGCCAGAGTAATAAGCGACCGCAGCTCGCGCGGGATCACCGTATTTGTCGGTGTAGTCAGCCAGTATGCGGTCGCCGACTGCCTTGTTATCCGTCGGATTGTCGATCCGTTCTCCCGGCTGGGCATATTTGGCAAATGTGGCGGGCTCGATCTGCATCGGCCCTACAGCCCCGGCGCTGCTCGTTCCAGTGTTTCTGCCGTAGCCGCTTTCCTGGCCGTAGGTCGCATTCTGCAACGCAGCGAGGCCAGGCGATGCCGTCCCCGCATCGGGCGTCGCGTTCTGTGGCAATGCGTCTGCCGGGACTATCGCCTGCGGCGTTCCATTCACCGTCACGTCAGGCGCGTTCGGCACGTCCGCTGCCGCCCCGCTAACCCCACCTATGCCGGGATCAACCGCCGTATAGTCCTGGTCCGGCGCGCCGCCATCCGCGTAGCCTTGGGCGACGATACCGGGAAACACACGGCCGCCCGTCGCTTGGCCGCCCGCATCTTGGCCGCCCATCGCTTGTGTCCGTGAATTCCCCGGCTGGCGCATCAAGCCCGCGACCTGCGTAATCTGCTTCGTGATGTTGGCGAGGTCGTTGTCGCTCGCCGCAGCCCTGGGCGGCTGGGGAGGCCCCATGCCCATATGGATACCGGGCGGACCAGACCCGCGCGGCACGTTCATCCCCATCGGGCCAATGATGCCCGAGTTAGAAGAAGCCCCCGTAGGCAGGCTGGCAAGGCCAGGGAGTGGCTGTGCGCCAGCAGGGGCCACAACACCACCACCGCCGTCAAAGCCTCCCTGTGCCGCCCCCAATTGATTTGCCGCTATGCCTTGGCTCAATTCTCTGGCGAGAGCATCGTACCCCACGATACCGCCGAGTCCCGGCTGTTGCTGTTGCGGGGCTGGACTGCCGGACGTACCAAAATCAAGCTGGTCGTCATCAACGGAGCCGCCGTCGTCGTAGTTGATCCGGCCGCCGGTGCTGGTCCCACCGCTGCTCGCGCCACTACTCCCGGTAAGATAGCCGTTAGCGCCAAACGCGCCAGTCACTCCCAAAAGCCCGAGACCGCCAAGCGCGACACCGGACAGTTGGCTTAACGTGCTTGGCCCCGCCGAGGTCGTCGTCGAAGTGCCCCCAGACAGGCTGCCTGTTCCTTCGACAATCGGCGCAAGAAAGCTGGTCCCGGTAACGCCGATCGAATTGAGGTATTGCTGATATTCGGAGTTCAGTTGTGCCTGTTGGGTGGCTTGTTGCGTCGCGCCAGCGGTCTCCTCGGCCGTCCCCGTACCAAGCAACGTGCTGGCGAGCGACGACCCTGCGGCAACCTCTTGCGACCCAATACCGGCCTGCGTCGCACCGAGGCTCCCGGCAGTCGATGCCGCCGTCCCATACATGCCCGCGAGACCGCCCGCCGTGCTCGCGAGACCGCCCGCCGTGCTCGCGAGACCGCCCGCCGTGCTCGCCAAGCCTCCCGTGATACTGCCGAGCGAGCCAAGTCCCGCACCCAAGCTGCCGTAGATACTGGCGCCCGATTGCTCGAGTTGCTGTTGCTGTTCGGCCTCTTGGACGGCGCTTGTATAGCCAGAGCTTTCCAAGCCGGCGATAACGGGTGCTTCGGCTGTCTGTTGCTGACCGGCGAGGGCCGCTTGAGCCACGCCAGCTCTATCACCGCCGAAAGCGTTGCCGCCGAGAATGGCCGACCCGGTTAGCTGATTCGCCTGTATAGCGTTCTGATTGTTGAACGCAGCTTCGGTGGAATTAACCACATCCTGCGTGTACGGGTTCATGTACGCGCTGATGCCGCCCGAGGTGATCGGGTTGACCTCGCTTTCGCCAACAGCACTCGCACCCGCCGCATAATCGGGGGCGGCGCTGCTGACATAGCCTTCGGCTGTCGGCAACATGCTCTGCGCGCCGGCAATGATGCTCTGCGCGCCGGCAACGCCTTCCTGCGCGCCGGCAATGCCGGAGATTTCGGACGGCAGATAACTGAGACCCGAAGCGACGGTCCCAAGTCCGGTCCCCATCGCCTGCGTGCCCATGTTGTAATCGGCTTGCGTCTGCGGGCCGGCTGCGGCGTTTACGGTGGAAATGCCAGCGCTCTGCTCTGGCGTAATCCCCGCAACGGGAGGGCCCGGCGCAGAACTGAGAGTATTCGAAACACCCTGGGCCTGATTGACGATATTCTGATAGTTTTGCAGAACCTGCGGAGGCGGAGAACTTGATGTGGTGGCTGTGTTAGTGCTGGGAGCGCAAAGTGATCCCATGATTATGCCGCCGTCACTGGATCATAAAGAAAATAGCCGCCTACCGATGTGCCGAGCCTGCGTCTGTACAAGCGCATCTTTTCTTCCGTCCGCGCGTTTGAGACCACGCCGCTCATAAATTTCAAGCCAAGGTCGGACGCGGTTCGCTTGCCGAACTCGAGCAATGCCTTGGCGTGGGTCGATTTCCGGCAATCGGGACGGACAAACACCCATAAATCTCCCAAATGCCATTCATCGGTGTAATAAATACGCGAGACCATCAGTCCGATTGTCGCTTGCATGTCGGTCGGCGTTCCTATGACGCCGATCATCGCCGGTGTAGCCAGCGGCTTTTTCGGAGCGTCAAGCACCATCCTGACCAGCTCGCGAACGCGATTGATCGAGAATGGAAACAAACCGTTCTCTTGATGCATCTGTACAAGCAGGCGAATTATCGCCGACTCGTCGGCCTGATCGCCTAGGCGCACCACGGAGTCCATTTTTAATCCTTACGTGGGCCAGGAAGCGATTTCAGCTTCTTAACATGCTTCTTTCGTTCTTCCGTCACCCACTTATCGAGAACTTCGTGGCCGCGCTTGATGTCACCAGTTCCGGGCGGCAATTTGTGGGCCACCTCGTCAGCACGGCGTACTTGTTCAGGATGGAGCAAATATTCGCCGCCGGCTACGATGATCGGCGTCGGTCTGCCGACTGGGCCACCTTTGGCAAACCGCATCGGCTGCGGCGGCTTCGGAATATTGGAATGCAGGTGCGTCATTCCCGGCGCCGAAAACATGCCGTCAAGCACCTTGCCCCCAGCAGCCGAATTGCCTTGGCCTAAATGCGAGACGTGGTCTGCAGGCAAGACGTAGGAGCCGCTCGGTACGTTGATTGGGATATGATCGGTACGCCCCGGCACCGCCGAGTTGATCAGCCCAGGCGCGTGCATCTGGGACATGGCTCGGCGCGCGAAGAAATCCGGTGCGCCGCCCATCGCAAAACCGATCGACCCGCCGCGCTTTGCGCCGACGGCATCTCCCACCGGCATAACAGGAGCCGGCTGACCTTGCGGCGCCCCCTGCATGAATGGCCGCCCACCGTAGCCCGTCATCGGCGGCATCCGCTGCGGCGCTCCTTGCATCCCACCGGGCGGCATTTGCTGCGGCATTCCTTGCGGTGTCCCCTGCGGCATGTTTCCGCCCTGCTGCGCCATTCGCGCTTGAAGCATCGCTAATTGCTGCGGCTGGATACCGCCGATGCCCGGCTGCCCTTGCGGTGCCCCCTGCTGCGGCGCTCCTTGCATCCCGCCGGACGACATTTGCTGCGGCTGCTGCGCTTGCGGGGCCTGCTGCGGGAGCGGGCCAGGGAATCCTGTTAAGCCGGCAATGGGGGGCATTGGATGGACTCTCTATTTCTCGCCAGGAGGGAAATTGCTGGTCTCAGCGGCAAACGTGCTCAGATCCTTCGCTGCCTGCTCGATCTGAGCCGAAACAGCATTGACGCCATCGACGCCCTTCCCGGCGCTGTCCTTGGCCTTGTTCAGTCGCACCAACGCAGCCGCGGCGCCAGTCTCGATGTCAGCCACCGCGCCTTTGGCCAGTGCCGCTAGTGAATTAAGTTTTGATGGCATGTCTTCCTCGGCTATAGGAGAGCTCTTCAACGAAGCGAAAGCGGCCTGCAAAAACTTCAACTGATGAGCCGATGCATAACACCGCTGCGTCAGCGGGCACCCTGAATTAGCATCCAGTGCCGCCAATCTATCATGTTCCGCCTTGGCTTGCGCCAGAAACTTTGGATCGGCCGCGCCCTTGCGAAAATCAGCGATCGCACCAACCATTCCGGTATGGCGTTCCTCATAGGAACGAGCCAGCGTTGCGCTAAAGGTAGAAGCCGTAGGCATTGGCATAAGCCGTTCCTCCTGGCACCGCCTCCATCACAACGCTGATAGGCGTTCCCGCAGCAGACGCCGGAATCGGTGTTGGGAATTTGTACGGGAACTGCCCCCCGGTGGACGCCGCCGGAGTCGGAATAGCAAAGGGCAAATACAGGTCGGCCGTCGTTCCGGTGATTGTTACAGCGAGCACCGTTGCCGACGACGATCCAGTAAACCCAATGTCGTATCCCGTGATCCACATCGTCCCTGAACCTGGCGTCAGGGTCGCCGTCGCCGTGGTGCCCGATGGGCCAGAACTTGCCGAAATCACCGTCGCGCCATTCGGGACTCCTGGAATATCGGCAACGAGGGCGGTAAACGATGCTGCCAACGCCGCCAGTGATGTATTGCTCGTTGTCAACGTTTGATTGAGATTGTTGATCGCCTGCGTCGTCGCCTGCGCCTGCGCAATAAGCCTCGTCAGATCGGGCGCTGTCGTGGTGTTCGACGGATTGTTCGCGGTCACGGCCGCGACCCCGCCGGAATCGCGCGCACCCGCGGTGTTCCAAGCCGTGCTGAAAACCCAGTGCGTGCCGCCCAGTCAAGCCGCAACGCTATCTGTCGGCAACGGAGCTCAGGCCGGATATAACGGTTCTTCGAATCCAGCCCGTAAGGCCCTTTCACAAACGGGCTATCGCCGGGGTAGTTGACACCGTAGAGCGTCAGAGAGACAGCACCCTCGCTGCCAAACCATTTCATGTCGTTGATGTACTCGTCCACAAAGAGTATCTGCTCACCGTCGCCTACATCCGCATAGCCTGTCTCGGCATAGACGCCTGTCATCGGCTGGCCGTTAGCGTCATAACCGACTTCATGCTGCTGGATCAGAAGCGTACTCGTCTCAGCACCGAGCGGCAGACCGAAGGCATTCTCGGGAAGCCACGCGCTCCGCTCGAGCGAGCCGTAGTCCCATAAGTTTTCAAGAATATTGACCTTAAGATATTTGTCGCACTCTCCCGTGCCCCCGGAGATCGACGGATAGAATATCCAGACCTCGTTCGATGACTGGCTCGCACCGAGGAAAATCTTTTCCTGATTGGCCGTATCAAGATCCGTGAACATGACATCCCAAAGCGGACATTCGATCGGCGTAATACCGCTGTCCGAAAAGTTAAAGACTGAGTTGAGTGTCACCCACCACGTTGTGCGCCCGATGAGGGCAAAAGCATGGGGCGCGATCAATCCGCATTGCGAACCAATAACTGTGAAGCTGTAGATGAACGGCGGCCCGACATAAAGCATCGACCACAGATCGTTATTCGTCCACAGCAGCGTCGTCTGGGGAACCTGGAAGCCGCCAACGATTTTGGTCCCAGAGCCGCCAAGATGAAAACTACCGGCCTGATTTGAAACCGTTGCCGTCCATGAATTATAGCTTCCGGCATCGGAAAAACGGACAAGCAACGGGTCTTGTTGACCGCCGCCGAGAATGACTTCCGAGCCGAAAGCGATAACCTGCGCCTGCGGCATGGCGACAAAAACGCCAGCATTGATCTGCGGAGTGCCGCTGCCGGTAATCGTCGGATCGGGAACGCCGGCATTATTGAGGACCGCTCCGGTCCCAATCGGCGGCGTGTAAATATAAATTGGTCCATTGGTGTAGCTGACGATCCCGTTTGTTCCGAGATTGTCGAGAAACCACGCCGCAGGGGAAGGCGACGGCGCTAGGCCGACATAAGCAAAGCTGGGAGAATAACTGTCACCGTCGCCAGTATCAATGAGGCCCTCAGAATACAAGGCATTGACCGTATTGAACGACCCGAACGGCGTTGCGTTAAACGAGAATGTGTCGTTGTCGATCTTCGTGATGGTTGCCGTGCTGCCCGCCGGAATATTCAAGAACGTAAACAGGGCCTCGATCTGGACATTAACATCAGTAGTGATGTCGAAGGTAAACGTGTTCCCCGTAATCAATCCGTGATTTATCAATGTAACGTTGATTGTCGGGTATGCTTGGTTCTGAAACTGAGGGGTCGGAATAACATTAGTCTGCGTCGTTGATGCATTGACGGGCAAGTTGAACGTGAATGACGTGAACGGCACAACGCCAGTCACAAGGAGTATCGTTCCGGGAGTCAAAATCTCTCCACCAATCGACATCGTGCAAAGTATCTCGATCTCGTTTCCGATCTGGAGATTACCGAAATTGCCCTGCATAACCGTAACCTGCTTGGTTCCGCTGTTGACCGAAACCGTGAAGTTGCCTGGGTCTCCGGTTCCGAGATTAAACGCAAATGTATAGAGCGTACCGCCCACATAGATTTGCGCGCCGCCATCGCCGCCGATCAGGAGATTGACGTTGGTCAGCAAATCCTCGTAGGCGTGCAGAGCGCGGACGATCCCTGCGGCGGTCTGCGAAAATAGCTGTTGCCAGCCCGCGACCTTTTCCAGCAAGCCGTAGCGCCAGCGCACCAGGTTGCCAGCAAACCAGCCCTGACGATTCTTCGTCTGGGTGGCTTGGCTATTGAATCCGGCTGTCCATTCCAACCTATGCAGGGGCACTCGCGTGATCCCCTGATACGTTTGCGGTGGGCGTTGGCTGGTATGGCGACCAGCTCACCGAAGCGGCCTTGGCGCGCAATTGCTCGACGTTGGCCCCGGCTTTAAGCGAGTTGTATTGAGCTTCCCACGATTGGGCAGTCCCGGTAGCATCGCTCTGGGCACCAAAGTCGCGCTGATAGCCAAAGCCGAACACCATCGCGCCCGCCACGTACAGATGCGGCAGATACGTCGCAATGAATGTCGTCGTGTTGGTCGGCGATAGCGGCGCGGGCCGCACCGTTCCGATGGTTTCCAGCGGGTAGGCTTGATCGGGAAACGGCCCCAGAAGGATGTTGTATGATCCCGCTGTAATTACAGGCGTGAGGGTTGGTAGCCCGATGATCGCGTAATATACAGGCAACCCCGCACTGGTCGAATCTGGGTAGAGCGCGTTGATGTATTCGACGCCAACGCGGGTCAGCGGATTACGCGTTCCGAGATCGGGGCTTGCGGCCGTGAACGGTGTGATCGCATTGAGCGATTGCGCGACGATGATATTAGACGGCAGTGTCACGTTCCGGTTAGAGGCTGTCATCAACGCGGTCTGGGATGTCAGCGTGCAGAGAAAATCAAAGTCAATGTAGATTCGTTCCTCGGTGTACTCGATCATGCGCGGCAGCATGTCGGTAAACGTCGTGTCGGTCGCCTCGTATTTGAGGATTTTCTGGGCGATAAAGACAAATTCCTGGTAATCCATTTGCGCGCCCTAATAGATTGGACGACAGGGAATGCGGGAATAGAGACTAAGCGTGTCGCCTCCCGCCGTCGCAACAATGATCTGCAGGATGTATGTCACGCCTGCCACGAGATTCGAAACCCGCTGGACAACGATCGGGGACGTAAGAGTTGGCGCCCCGACGAGATGCGATCCAGGGCTCGGGTCAACGCCGACCTGTACTGTCAGATTTACAGTCGTCACCGATGAAATCGTATCGCTAGGCGCGAGGTCGTTGGTGTAGTCATAGCCAAAGACCTGACTTTCCCCCGCGTCTGCTGGATCAAATTCGCGACCTATAAAAATGATGAGCCTCCATTTCCTAGTTCCGCCATATTAGTCGCACCGACTGCACAATGAAAGCGCCATCACATGACAATCAAAGTCTGCACCGGAAGCGGCGTGGTGGCGGCGGCGACGGTCCATCCGGTAACATCGCTAAGCAGGACGGAGCCGGTGCCGGGGTTGAACGTGGCACCCCCCGTTGCGTTGTTGTCCTTCAATGACAGGTAAGCGCCGGTGCAAGTGCCCGACGCCATCGAGAAATTGGCCTGCGTTCCGGGCGATGAACTATTGATCGTGATGACATTAGAGACGTTGCCCAGAAGGGAAAGCCCACTTGCCGTTGTAATAGTCTGCGTCGAACTGGCGCCAAGCGTTATTGTGACATTGCCGAGCGGCTGAAACAAATTTTCAGCATACCCCGCAGCGGCCGGACAGGAGAATGTCCCGTAGCTGTTGTTGCCAGTGATGGTGCAGGTGCCACCAACGATAAAAGTCCCAATCGTGGCGCCGCCGAAAGCGCCGGTGCCGCCAGCTAATACGACGGTCCCGCTCGCTGCACTGAAGGTGCCCGGTACGCCAAAGTTGCCAGGGTTGGAGAACCCATTCGAAAATTCGACAGTGCCCGTATCAACCGTAAGTGTGCCAGAGCGGTTGTCGATACTGAACGGACTGGAGAAGTATATGGTGCCGCCATTGAGGACAATGGTGCCTTCCAGCGTCGTAGCGTTGGACAGGTTGAGTTGGTTGCCGTTTACATTTATCTCGCAGCCCGATGGGATATCGGGGAAAATAAGCCCGTAATTCGCAAGGTCTCCGATAATGAACGTATCACCTGAACCGGAAAACGCCCACGACGAGCTACCGTAATTATCGCCACCAGTGATCGTCACGGAGCCGTTGATGGTCCAGCTAACGTTACTTCCGATTAGGCCGTTGCCCTTTATCTGACCAGTGGTGCCATTGCCAACCTGGATCGCGCCCGATCCAGCCTGGAAGCCGACAAAGTTTCCGTTTGTCCCAGTCCAATCCAGAACCTCACACGTCACCGTAGTGCTGGCCGCTATGGTGATATTGAAAGTAGACCCGGAATTCCCGTCAATCTTCGCCGTGTCGCTCGATGTCGGCGGCCCAGCTCCGCTTGACCCACCAGATGACGTTGACCAGTTTCCCGTGCTGGAGTTGTCCCACGTCCCCGCGCCGCCGACCCAAAAGAAAGTAGCCATTGCTTATCCTAATGATAGGTAGGGCCGCCGAAGACCAAGACTCGCGACCTGAGAATGACATTACGCAATTCCCGCTCGCGCTCGATTTCGTTGACCAGTTCCCGCGTTCGCAGAATGACATTGCGTAAGAGTTGATTGGCGACCTGCGGCGGCAGGAAGATGACCGCAGAGCCGACTTGATGACCGACCCATTCGCTGGCCGGGACGTAGTCGTAGCGCCATAACTGATGGAATGGCTTCGGCGTAACGGCGGGAGGTAGTCTGACTGATAGCGATCCCGAGGGGCTTCCGACCCACTCCGGTTGAGACACGTAGTTGAACTGTCTGGTATTGAAAAACGGGTTCTGCGACGGTGTCGGCTGAGTGAGCGTGTATCCCGGAATTGGTGTGCCGACCCACACTGAATCTGGAACGTTGTCCCATCGCCACAGCCTAAAGAATGGATTTGTCTTGGCCGCGAGTTGGTTCTGTGTGGCCCCTGTCGGCCGAGCGTTCCAGACTCTAACGTCGCTGTCTAAATCATAGCGCCAGAGTTTATAGAACGGCGTTGGCGTAACATTGCGCAGCGGCTGTGAGATACCATACGGGCTTCCCAGCCAATCAGGCTGCGGCACGTTATCCCAGCGCCAGAGTTTCGAGAATGGTTCTCCGCCAGCCACAAAATCAAACAGGACATTCGCCTTTGTACCTTGCCAATACCAACCTGGCTGCTCGACAAAATCCCAGCGCCAAAGCTTGTTGAACGGCGTGCCGCCCTCGACCAGCTCGAACAACGCCAACGAACTTTGCGGCGTACCCACCCACGGCGGCGGGTCATAGAGATACTGCGCCTTCCAGAAATTATGCTGCTGGAGGACAGAAACCGTAGGCTTTGGCAGATACAGCGCGTCGGCATTTTCCCAGAAATTGGGGAACTGCCACGGCGGAAATTCGGCCCCGCGCTGCGTATAGAAGGGCGCTCGCATGACGTAGTTGGACGCATAGGAAGCCGCGTAGGAACCCAGTTTCGGAGGTGCCCAAGCCTTAACGTCAGTGTCGAGATCATACCGCCACAGCCTGAAGAATGGATTTGTCTTGGTCGGAAGGTTTGCCGTATCCGCGTTGCTCAGCATCCATGGAGGAGCCTGCCACGGCGGATCAGGAACCGGGTCATAACGCCATAGTTGTTTGTTTTTCGGCCGTCCGCCTGAAGTCAGCGGCGTAAGAACCCCCGACGAATTGAGATTGTCGATCAGCGGAGTCCACACCCGCACATCGGTATCTAGATCATAGCGCCAGAGTTGCTTGTTCTTGGGCTTTTGCGCCGTGAGGATCGACAGCACGCCCCGTTGCGCACGCCACTGCCATACGTCGTCGTAGTAATCGTGCGGGCTCGGGGTAAAAAATTGAGGCATGTCACATGAAGATCATGTTTGTCCCTGGCGGCAGTCCCGAAGCAAGTTGCGGCTGTAGACCGCCCGGAAAGATGTAATTTTGTGGATGCGATTGTCCAGATAAATGATTGGGCGCTGGGATACCTGGAAAACCATCCGTGTAGGTCAGCACGACAGGTTTTGTGGACTGCGGCTGAACCGCGCCTGGATACTGGTAGCTCTGAACGGAGCTCTGCCCCGCCAAGTGCTGCGGAGCAGGGATGCCGGGAAAGGCGTTGGACGGCTGCAGAACGCTCGGCATTCGATCATCCTGCTAGGCCAGCGTATAATTTTCGGTCGATTGATTGACGTAAATTGAGGGCGACGACGGTGGAGTAGTGTCGTGCGGACCCTTGTTGATCGCGTTAACGTCGGTGGTGTTGCCCTGCCAGACCTGGTTGTCAAACAGCAACGCCACCAGACTATTCGCTGCTGCCGTCCCCGCATCCACCGTGAAGCCATAAGTGCCGCTCTGCGTGTGGTTGGTGATGTTGTTGTTCTGGATAGCGGCGTAGCTCAATGTGACCTGTGACGACACTTCCATTCCGTTACCCAGATTGCCGTCGATCGTGTTGCCCCTGACGACCGTAATCGGGAACGCCGACGAGTCACTGAGCAGGAGCCCGACACCGCGGCATTTGGCGATGATATTGCCCTCGATAAACGCGCCACGGTTGGCAAGAATACCGGGACCAACTGTGTCGTGGATGTTGTTACCGATTATCGTCGTGTTGATGCTATCAATGTTGATGGCGTACTTCGAACCACTCGATCCGGGCGCAACCGATGTGAACACCTCGTTGCCAAACAGCGCAAGTGTCCCGTCCTGGAACGTGAACCCGCAGTCGTTTCCGAACTGGTCGCAGACGCACCCGGTAATAACAGTCGGATTGGTGGACGTGAAAAAAAGGACGTTATTGCCAGAGGTGCCGTTGAGCACGAAGAACAAACCCTGAAGCTTGTTGTAGCCCGCAAGGATATAAACCAGACCACCCGTCCGGATGCACGGCATTCCGCCAGTCGTATCGGGCGGCGCTTTGTAGCCTGGCGTCGATGGATCGTTGGCGATGGTGACGTAACCCGCCGTATCGTTACCAGAGGTGAGCGTAAAGTCGCCGCCAGTGTCGTAGTCGTATGTGTAGGAAGCCGGATTTGGCGTGCCGCTGCCGAGCACGTAAACAATATTTCCGGGAACGAGCGGCCCGCTCGACGTCAGATTGGTCCACGGATCAGCCCAGCCGCCGCCCAAATTCCACGTCGCCAACGTGCCCGTTCCAGGCGAGCGGTCGAGCGTGACAATGGAAGAACTCGTGAACGCCGTAACAAAGTACCAGCCCGTCGTCTGCCCAGTACCCGTGATATAGATCGCGTTGCCGATCATCGCCGCCGTGAAGGCGAGCGCCGTCAGGTCGGTGAACGTCGTGGTCCCGACCGTCGTGCCGTGCGTCCCGGTAGCCTGCGCCGCGTTCTGCCGTGAATAGTCCGTGGCGGCCCCAGAGATGCCAGGATCATAGCCGCCGCCGTTGGTGTTCGAGCCAGACGGGCAAACGCGCCAGATCGCGGTTGCGTTTATGGTCATTCATCCCTCACGGCGTAATTGTCAAAAGAACGGGATCGGCACCAACACTAAATGCGACACTGTCTTGAACGTCAAGACCGTAGAATTGCCCTGCGGCTGAACCGCGCCTGTAAATATATCGGACGTAGGAATGGCCACATGCAACGGGAACGGTATTCCAGGGAAAGCATTCTGCGGAGTCAAACTGGTCATATCGTCCGTATTAGCAGATTATGCCCGGCATCGACAAAGTTAGATGTGCCAGGCATTAACCTGTCATCCGGGGCGGATTTCATCACCTGTCCGTAGCAGGAATCGCAGATCACCGGATCGAAAGCTGCATCGGTAATCTTGAGCGCCCTGCGCAGCGGCTCGTATTCGATCGAATCCCGCGGTTTGCCGGATCGCTTCATGGTGAAGTTGAACGGATTGAGACACCACTGACAAACATCGGCGCACAGTTCACCAGCGGCACTCCGTGGCCGGCGGGGGCGCAACGTCGCCAGTTTTTGCTCTGGCGTCAGCGATACCTGTTCCGGCTCCACCGCACGCTGCCGCATTTCCTGCGTGATGGAATTGTTAACAAGAGGGCGCGGCTCGTCGTTCCGCGCCTTCCATTCCTCGTAGATTTGCTGCCAGCGGGGCTTGTCCATTGGACCTAGCTTTAAGTATTTGATTTTGTTCTATAAACTCTCATATATTAGGTGCACGCCGACAGCCCCAGGCGTTCCGCCTGTAAACGCCGACAGCGACACCTCGCCGAACGACGCGGCATTGCCGACGATGTCCACGCACTCGTCCCATTTGTTGGCGCGCCAGAAATAGACACCGCCAAAGGCGTTGAGCGAGCAGTTCATCAGATGCAGCGTGGACGAACGCTGCGGCAGCGTAGTCGCGGCGTTGCCCGAAAGAGGAGGCGCGGCAAGGGCAGCGGTTGCCGTATCCATTGAGGCATCCATTCCGGTATCGGCTGGAAAGCTGATAGACGATGCCGCCACCGTGGAATCGCGCGACAGGATCATGAACGTGGGTGACGACGACGATGCCGCCTGCCCGGAGATGCTGATTTCGTGGATCTTGTTCTGCTGGGTCGCGGTGCCGCCCTGAAGGAACAGCGGGTAAGTCGTGTTGGTCAGGTTGGTCGTGTCGGCGAACGCGGTAGGCGTAATCGTGGTGTAGGAGATGATGCGGCGGGCCATGATGTCGTTTCCTTTCGATGGCTACGATAAGCGGCGGCGCGCCGCAGACTAGAGTTTGATCTGCGCAGCCTTGCGCAAATAATCTTCCATCCGTTTTGCGAACGGGACGCACTCGTGGGTTAGAACAAAATTAACGTTGCAGTTGTCGCAGATGTACTTATCACATTTCGGGCAGAAATGGCGAGGTCTGATCCGCTCAGGTCTTAGCACGATTTGCTTCTGGCAGTGCGAGCACGACTTGGTGCCGAACTCGGCCTTTACCCCTTTGGCGAAGATACCGTGCGCGTGCGTTGGAACGCCAGCCCTGGCGCATTCATCCGGGGTGAAGCCGGGGCTCTCCCGATGGTCTATCAGCAGATAGCTTTCGCCGTCGCTACGCCGCATTTTGCGCCCTCAAAACCGGGGCATATTCGTCCCATGCCGCCATCAGATTTTCGAGGCTGTCGCGCTCCCAGACAATACGCTGGTCCGGCCGACACCACGGAAATTGGCCGCCGATATTTATGCCATTGCTGTCTTTCCAGAACAAGCCAGTGTTTGGTTCGTAATTGCCGCCTGTCCGTTCTACGGGCACAAACTGCACCCACGGCACCGAACTGAACTCGCACAGCCCGATCGGCCCATTGGAGATCATCCAGTTGGTCTTGGCCTCCTGATAGGCCGCCATTCTCATGTCCAGGTCGCGCGAGGCTTCCGGCCAAGTCGGGAAATCCTCAAACGGCTCGTCCGCCTTGGCAGTATCGCGAATGAAAACCACCTTCTCTCCGATCTTCTGAAGGTAAGCCGCAAACTTTCGCCACGCATCGATATTGCTGTTGCGGTGCGGCCAGTGATCCGCCTCACGCAAGGTGATAACCACATACCCCGGAAACCGCGAACGCGTGTCCGTCTTGAGTTGCGGGATCAATTGCCCCAATTGCGAAGCCATCACGATGTTACGAGTGACGAACATCTCTCGCCGCGTGCCGTAGATTGCCCTGTCGTGCTCAACCGCGCCGATGAGCGCCAGTGCCGGACGAAAGACGTTGTTCAGCCACCCCATCCGGTAGGGGTCCGCTTTCACCGCATCCGGATTGGCTCCGAGCCAGAAGCCGACCTTCAAGGGTGCCGGCATACCCTCGCGAATGCGGGCCATCTCGCAGTTCACAAGCCAGACGATATAATCGAAGCACATCGGATCGTGAGCGACGCTATAGACCACATGGCTTCCGTCGAGGCTTGGATCTGGCTTTGGCAGCGTCCAGTTCATAATCGAGCTTTCGAGGCGCTTGCGCAGCGCACTCATGGCTTGGTACTGGGCGCGCTCGAGACTGACGATGCCGGCATAATCGGCGCACGCGATAGTATCGTCCGAAGCGTCGATCATCGTTATGGCGACGTGATCGAAGCGGCGCGTTTTTGCCAGATACCAGTAATTCTGGATTATCTCGAGGATTTCGGGACTGGATTCCGGCATTATCCAACCGCGCTCACGATCTGGTTAACCGAACACGACGACGGCAGCGGCACCGAAATACCGATGGAGTCCACGCCGAGGCCGGTAATTGTCACGCTCCAAAAGCCGCCGTTATCCAGGTAAACGATGATCGGCTGACTGGTGGCAAGCCCCGTCACCGCCTGCACAAACAGGGTTGCATCGCCCTGCACGGCATCGACAGTGATTTGCGTCGTCACTGGGCCAGCTTCGTCAATCGAATACGGTTCCGGCCGCGCGTTCATGATCGGCACCGGATCAGGCGGCAGCACAAGCGCGCGAAACTGCTGCTGCGGGGTGTCGAGTTCGTCCCGGAAGCGCAGAATGCGTTTGTTGAAAAGCTGGGTGCCATTGTAGTCATATTGCCAGGCCATATCGATGTGGTTGCCCACAAACCCCGACGAATCGGACGTAGCCCACGCCTGCGGATATCGCGAGTTGGTGCGGGCTCTCTTGGGGTGTGGCCTGAAACTCATGCGGCACCTTGGTTTACGAATTTAAACGTTGTCGCGCCGACGTAGCGTTTTCCGTTCGCCTGATTAACGATGAGGTAAATTGTCCACATCAGGGGCGCCAGTAGGCCTGCAAGGCCGGGTACACGTAGAAATTTACCCCCTCAACGTTCTGCTTCGCCGCCAGGTCAAACGCCTCTGCGGCGTCCACCTTGCGCAGAGCCTCGAGCGACGGCGCAAAGTGACGGGACAGCCGATGCGCCAGCCCAGCGGTCCATGCGTCGAGAAAAAGGTATTGCACCTCCGGCTGATTGCCGCCCGCGAACGTCGCGTCCTGGATCTGACGATAGCGATAGTACGATAGCGTGTAGCTCGCCGATCCATCCGGGACGGGCCACAGATTGATCGTCGGTGCGATAAGCCGGTCGAACCAGTACGTGGTCGGCACGGCCTGCTCTGCGGGCTGAGGGAGCGCCGCATAATCGGTGCGCGACATCGGCATGATGATCCGGTTCGTCGGCGGCGAGCCGGTCGAGATATACGTGTCGAGGATCATCACCGTGGACGGCGGTACAGTGTACGTCGCGGTGCCCTGTACCAGCGGGACTGTCTGCAAATCCACAGTCCAGAGGGTGACTCCGACATTACTCCACTGCGCTTGCAGGAGATTGCCCTCGATCCGGAGCTGCAACATATGCTCCTGGACGAGGGCAGGCGGCTTTACCTGGATGCGCGAGAAGGCGTTCAGCGCAAGATCGCCGATCGAGGGGGAAAAATTGTAAGTATTTGAGGTCGTCACGCATCAACTCGGCGTTATCACGGATTGCAATACGATCATTGCGGCCGTGGCCGGATAAGTGAACGAGTTCTGCGTCAGCCGGATGGCAAAGATTGGGAAGTTGAACGTTGCCCCCGCGTCGGTATTGGCGGACTTGCTCGCCAGGGCAGTTTGCGAAAACACAGTCGGGAACGTGCCGGTAAACGGCGCATTCGGGTCATCGTAAGTGTATTCGACCGTGAAGCTGATCGTCCCCGTTACCACAACGCCAATGCCGAGATTGACCGGATTCACGTCCCGGTCAACGAAGAGCCACGGGCTTGACCCAACTCCGTTCGTCCCAACCGTAACCGTCCCGGCAGGCGTACCGTTGGCAACCACGGATGAAACCGTCAGAAAATCCTGAGTGGTGCTCGCGGTCGTGGCACCGCCGGTGATCGTCTCGGCCAGAGGGTTGTCGTTACGGTTGGTCCCCGTAACGGTGTAGGTAATGCTGGTGTCGCTGGTGCCAGAGGTAATGAGCACCTGCCGCGCGGCATCCAGCGTAACCGGGTTGGATACCAGCGTCAGAGCGCCAGGAGCTCCTGGCGTCTGCACATGGGCGATGTTGTTCGCAACCGCCGCGGCAAGAGCAAGCTTGGTCTGGAAGGACAGCGGCATCTTACGGAGGCCTTACGTGATCAAGGCGTAGGTGCCAGGTGCCGTTGCCAACCCCGGATCAGTCGTGAGCAGGTATGTGAACGTGCTCGCGTCGGTAACGGTACAGGTAAACGGCCCGTTGTATCCAGTCGGGACCGCAGTGGCAATGACGAGGTTCTGCGTCGAATTAACCGGGAAATTGTGTGGTGTAACAGTCTTGGCCGTCACAGTGCCTCCGGTAGCAGGCGCGACGGCAGCGGCCCATGCCAGCGAGGATAACTGCTTGGCAGGCACCTCGCCGCTGCACAGCGCGACGATCTGATCCATCGTTTCGGCAACATGGTGGTTAGTGCCGTGAACGGTAATCGAAGTCTGGGCGCCCGTTGGCGCACCCTTTCCAGAAGGTGACGCAACAATATCGTTGGGCGGGACAAGAATTTTGTCTTTGCTGGTCGAAGTGACTTTGGTGAGCTCGACAAGAACCGGGATGGTCTTATCCATGTTTATCTCCTTCTCGCTTGCGCGAATTTCAGGTTGAAGTATCAAACAAAAAACATACGGATTGCACCGCGGTTCCTAGTGATGCCACTTTTTCATCGTCTGAGCGCGGATCGCATCGCGTCTCTTCTCAGGATCACGGGTCTGGCGCGCCGCCGCTGCAAGCTTGTCGGCGGGGATTTTCTGGCCCTCCGGGACGCCCATCTCGCGATGAAGCTTTCCCTTCTCACCGCCAGGGCGGAAATCCTTCGTGCGCCCGCCGTCCTTGCGTTCTTCGCCGGCCGCCGCCGACCTCAGTCCCGCTCGTGTTCCTCGTGGTGCTCCGTGCGGCCACCGTGCTTGCGGTGCATCGCCCGGCCACCGTGCTTGTGCGCCTCGTAGCCGCCATCCCCGGAATGGGCTGACGACAATGGTGCCCTGTCGGCCCCTATACGGCCACCAGTGGCCCGCCCGCGCTTGCCGAGGTGGTGCTTGGCCTTCGCCGCATGGATCGACCCACCGCGCTTCTTGGCCTCAGCCTCACGTTCCACGTCCGGCTCCCCGCCAGCCCATTCGGCCTTCGAACCGCCAGGAACCTTGCCACCGGCCTCCCGGTGCTTTTCCTTGTGGCGCGCTCTGCTCATATCGAATCTCCTAGTGACCCGGCTCCGTGGGCTCGGCCGCGAGATTTGACCCGCTCGCGATCAGGCTAGGCTTAGGTGGCCAAGATGCCCTTATTGGTGGTTGTCGGGCCGACGGCGCTGATCTGACCGACGTAGACACTTCCCGCCGTCGCAATAGCCGTGGCACCGACCGAAATACAGCTCGGCGTGATGATCACATCGCCACCGGGCGAGCCGCCGGCATTCGAGACCACCGCATTGAGCAAGGTGCCCCCGAAATTGTGGAACACGCAGTCGTCCAGAATGAGATATCGGTCCATCCCGTTCGCGGCGATCAAAACGTGCGTATCGCTGGCATCCGTGCAGTACGCCTGGAAATTGCCGCGACGGACCACGTTGCGCGCCGCACCACTGATGATCTCCATCGTCGAGTTGGCATTCGTAGCCCGGACGATCGTATCGAGGCCGAACGTGCAATCCTCGAACAGGTTTTCGCTGGACCCTATCGTGACCGATCGCATCCCGGTAAGCGCCGCCGCCGTGGCATCGCCACCGCCAAGCAATTGCGTATTGTTGTAGCCGTTCCGTCCACCGGCTTCCGCCCAGCAGACTTGCGATCCGGTCGGGCTCGTAAAGCCGCCGTGGAACGTGCCAAAATTCTTGAAGATGCAGCCCTGCGCAGTCACATTCACCAGCGGACTGAACGGCGTCGTCCCCGTCGAGGAAATTCGGGCTCGTCCATTCACTGATGGCGCCGAAAGTCCGATCAGATGCGTCCAGTTCTTCGACCAGTTCAGCGTCGCTGTCTGATGTATCGACCCCGTGAAAAACACCACGTCGTTGTTGTTGGCGGTGCAAAGACTGTGAGCCTGGGAAAGCGTCGTGAGCGGGTCTTGCGGGCCACCCGTGTTGCCGTCCGAGCCGTTCGTCTCGTCCACCCAGAACGCATTTCCGGTGAACGGCGGCGTGCCAGAAACGCCAAACAGTGGCATTCCGAACTGGCTCGCAATGTTGATCCACGTCTGATTGAAGAGCGCCATTTCAGTCTCCTTTGTTCCGGCAGATTATCCGCCACCGATCTTCGGAAAAAACCGCCGTGCCCAACAGGGTGAAGAGCACGGCGAAGTCTACGTGGAGCTTACGCCAAACGATAGTGTCGCTGTTTTCCTTAGCTAGTTGGGTATTCCAGCCAAGCTGCTCTAGGATCATTATACCCCACAGAATAGCGCTCGTAACCCTTGACCAGGAGGTTGTCCGTCAAATTGTCAACCCACATGTCCATTTCGAACGACTCACGTTGCATGAGGATCAATCCGCCAACGTTGGTGGTCAAAAACCACGCGAAGGGCGACGAGAGGAAGTCCAGCGTGATGTAACCTTCGGGCAGGCCGCCGGCCGTAGTGAGGATGGCGTTGACATCGTTCATCGCCGTGCCGGGACGCAGCTCCGTCTTGGTGAGACGGATTGCGACTTGTTCCAGCGGGGGCGGGACGATAAGCCTGCGGGCGCGCGTCAGAATACGCAAGCCGGCTTCGTTGACGAACTGCGTGCGCACGTTGACCATATCGGCGAGCAGCGAGGATTCGTTGAGCTGCTTGGCCGTGGACGACGTGTTCGGCCAGCTGCCGAAGTCGTAGGGATGCGCAGTCGATGCGAGCGGCTGTCCGTCGCCGCCGAGACCTGCGATCGCCGTGCCGCCCGTGTTCAGCAGATTGGCAACCTGGATTTCCTTGTACTGGTTGAAGACGAACGCCAGTCCGAGGTTGTTCGGGTTGAACTGCTGCTTGTAGAGATTGTCGGCGATGGCCGGGCGGGTGATCGCATAACCCAGACCCAACTCGAATGCCGTGAACGCCCACTTGAAGCGTTCACCAGCGTTGTTGTCAAACTGCGTTGCGCCACCTTCCTGCTTGAGCATCGGCAGGGTGGTGTAGCGCATCTGAGTCGAGAACTCCGTTGCCATGTTCGACTTGTGGACCTTCACGACCTTGTCCCACTGACGCGGGATTTCGTCGTAATAGCCACGAACGTCGAACAGACCGGGGAGCAGTTCCGAGTGGATGGCGGCTAAATTGATGGCCATGTGCGTTGCTCCCCTTAGATGCCGGTTTGCTGGTAATTGTTCGCCTGCACGATGACGTAGTTGTACGCCGTCGTCAGGTCAGAACCGTTACCAGTGCCGCCATATGGAGCGGACGCTATGGGATTGAGAATGCCGCCGCTCCACAAACCGACGATGCGAAACGGCAGCGTCGCCGTGGTGCCTTCGGTGTGTTGATCCGCGTAGGCCGTCGAATACCCGGTCGTGGTATTGCCGCCGCCCAACGCAACATCGATGTTCTGCCCAACGTCGGAAAGCGCAAACGCCGTCGCCGTGGTGTTCGAGTTGGCCGTCTGGACGAGAAACTGTGGCACCCCAGAACCCTGGATGCACGGCCTGATCTCGGCGAAGACATCCCCACTGGCACCAGCCCCAGAACCGGGCCAGTAAATGGATCGGGTCACACCCGAACCTGTCGTGGTGTTGTACGTGCAGCCCCAGAAGTTGCCAATAAGCTGGCTAACCGCCGTGCCAGCCGACCACTGGGCGATGTAGCCCGTGCTGAGCATCATAACCGGGTCGCCTCGGAAGATGGCACCCGCGCCAGACGATAACGCCCGCGTGACCAGCGCGAAATTCGCGGCAGTCCCGTCCGCAATCCCGATCTGATTGAAGCCAAATGGATTGAAGGTGTTGGCCATAGTAGTCCTTCCTTGGAAGGATCTTCCTCATGGCCGGCGCGGCGAGAGTTAGACCGATGGATCTAAGAAGGAAGCAATCGGCGCGACTGCTTCCGGGATTTGAAATCAACCCTCTGGGTCGATCTGTACACGCGGACGCGGAACATCGCCAGAAGTTTCTAGCGCCGTCCGTACCGCCTGGCCGTTGCCGAGGAAATTCCTAGCCTCATGACCACGGCCGAAATTCACCTTTGCCCCCATTCCCAGTTGGGCATTCTGGTCTGACACTTGCCCCTTCGCCCTCGCGTAGTCCTCGTTGCGGGCCTCGATGGTCAGCGCCAAGGGCCGTTCCTCGAGCCTCAAGCCGCCGCGTAGAATTTGCCCCTTGTAGCCTTCCGGCATGAACATTCCCTCGTGACGTTCCGAAGGAACCGGACGCCAGCCGTTCTCCGCCATGAGAATTTGGCTATCAACGGCCTGCTCGCCCGCGACCGTATAGGTGTTCCACTGATAATCCCAGCCTTCCGGGATGACGTGGGGCGGAATCGCATAAGGGTCGATGTTGCCGGTGCGCTTGCGCATCAGCACCGCGCCATCACGCCCACAAACCTGCAGACGCCCTGTCGCGGAATCGGGCCGGAGGGTGGACGTGGCTTGCTCGTCTCGGCGGGGGCGCCCAGGACGGCGGCGGGTCACTGGCTCTTGATTGGGTTCGTTCATGACGGCAACCTCCTCGTGTAAGCACCCTCACGCTCGAGCAACGCCTTCCTGCGCGCCATCTCGTTGACGCCGATCGGCTTGCCCTTGTTCGGCCCCGTGTTCCACTGGATCGTGCCGTCAGTCGCGGCGGTAACCTCGCCAGATGAAAGCTTGACCTTGGCGGTATTGTTGTTCGGCAGGGAGCTGGACTCTCGGGACACTGGCGCTGCTGGCATCGTTCGTCTCGTTGGCTCCGACGATTTTGCATTCTGGTTATAGCCCAGATATTCCTCGGCAAACTGAAAATATTCGTCGCTGTCAGCCCGCAACCCCCTCTTGCGCGCTGCGGCATCGGCAGCGCCGGCCTTGGCGCGCATCTCATCGTCCGTCACGCAATCGGGGTGATCGCGCAGCCAAGCCTGAGATTTTGGCGTCAACCGGGAAATTGCAGCCTCGAACGGATCGGCCGGCGCGCGACGCTGTTGCGGCTCGACACGCCCTTCGCTCACGACCTGCCGGGATTCGAGATATTGCTTGTCGCGCTCGAAGGCGACCTGATTAGCCTCAGCCTTGGACAGGCGACGCTGCGCCTTAGCCGCCTCCGCCCAGTTCTGTGCTTCCATTGCCGTCGTGTATTCTCGCTCCGCAGCATCAGCCTCAGACTTCGCCGACCCGAGCCTGTCAATGGCCGACTGAAGCTCGGTCGAGACGATCTGCGTCTTGACCTGCTCAGCTTCCGCCGAAGCTCGCTGCGCGTTGGCGTTGGCTTCGGCCGCAGACCGCTCCGCAGCCTCGATAGCCTTCGCTCGGCTTTCGTCGCGCTTTTTCAGGTCGTCATATTGCCGCTTGAGCTCGCTGATGGCCTTATCGTCGGATGCGACAACCTCAACCTTTGGTTCAGCCTTCGCAGACTCCGCACCATTTGCCGCCGCCGCAACTGCCTCGTTGAAATCGATCTCGATTTCCTGTTCGTCAGGCATGTCAGTTCCCCGTGTACGTAATGGTGCCAGGACCGAACGCCGTCGAAAGCGCAATGCCTCCCATAAGCCCTTGCTTGTGCAATACGCTCTGCACCGGCCGGTTCGTGATGATGGCCGGATCGGTAATTACGCCCCTGATATTCTCGGGATCAATCAGCCGACACGACACGCCGTCAATGTGGATTTCCCAAGCATCGGAAAATCTCGTTACGACCCAATCGTTTAGAGCGATTGGCGCATCCTCCCATGGATGACCAGCGGCGTCGTATTTATTGACCAGCGGACCTAGGCCAATCACCAATCCGACATTGCCCTGAAACAGAATTTCCTGCTGCGACTTGTCGGGTTGGAACAGTTCGACCGATCTTCCATTCGGCCCAGCCACTTGGCGCGGCGGCTCAATGTAAGTCACGAAGAGAACGTCCGTCCCCATGACCCTGTAGTTCTTCAGGGCCGGGCCAAGCAACTGCCAAGCCATTTCCTTAAACTCGTCCGGCGTCCGCGCTTTGGCCAGCGTGGCTAGATGGGTGGGCATTACGACAGGCATTGCATCCCCTTATGGGTTTAATTCCCGTTCAACCTCTTCGCACAACTCAAGCACACCGCGCAGCGCCTGAATAGCACCGATCAATCCCATGTATGCGCGGCGACGCAGCGGCCTTGTCAATTCGTTCTTCCGCACCTCGATGTTGGCGTTGATCTTCGCTTCCAGCTTGGCGCGAAACTCGGAGTTCACGGGTGCTTACGCTCCAGCTTGATCTTCTCAAGCCGTCCCAATCCGCCAGCCGAGCCGTGCATGATGTCGGGCTGGCTCATCTTCTCGCCGAAATTGCTCTTGGCAGCGCGGCCGCCCTCCGACGATCCGCCGCTCCGCTTCGCCATGACGGCCGTTTTCATCTTGTCGCCGAAATCCGCTCGCCCGCCAGTCGCCCGCGTTACCGGGTACGGCTTGTGCAGATTATCGCTGTGATCCTTGCCAGGGATATGCTGGACCTTCGTCCCATTGCGCATTCCCTCTTTCCATGCCGGGCCATCCTTGATCCGGCCGCCTGACTTGCGCATCGGCATTCCGGGAGGCATCCCAGGAGGCATACCGGGAGGGCCACCAGGAGGCATCATGCCCGGCGGCATTCCGCCAGGCGCGGCACCAGGCGCTCCGGGAGGCATTCCACCACCCGGCGGCATCGGTGGACGCATCGGGGCGCCGCCACCAGGAACCGGCACAGGGACTGGAACACGCTGCGGCGGCTGGCTCTGCGGCATGACGTTGACGGCGATATGCGTCTTTCCGCCGCCCTTTGCCCGGCCACCTCGCGCAAACTTGTCGCCCCGGCCTTTCGGCTTGTGGCCGTGCATCTCGGCATCGTGCTTGCGCATCATCCGCTTGACGAGCTTCTTGTCCTGCGCCTCGTCGGCATGAGCCGCGCCGCCGCGCGCGTAGCCCTTCAGCATCCGACCGACGCGCTTGGTGTGAAGGCTTTTGTGTTCCTCGTGGGAATGCATCGGAGGCTCCTGTTATGGTTTCAATTCGTCAAGTGATTTTCCGGCCGGTTCACCGCAGCGACGGCGAGCGATAATCCACTCGGCTTCTTCCCGCAGACGTTCACGTTTTGCCTTGATGCGCTCCACTTCGGCTGGGTTTCTGCGCTGTAGAATATAGCCGGATGACCCATTGCACATTCCATTGCATCTCTTCGCAATGCCGTTGCAGGCGGTACATGGCCGATGGGTAAAAACAGTCTCCCATTCGTCCATCGCTTGTGCGTAAGCCATTACAATATTCCTCCTATCTGATCGCTTCGGCGAGCGTCTCGGCGAGACGGGCGAGGGCTTCGTCAACCACTTCGTTCTTGGCGGACATATGGATGTTGCGGGCGATGTACGCAGCGACATACTCGCCTATGGCTACCGCAATAGCTCTGGCTTTCTCTTCGCGGGCAGGATGAGGCATTTTATGCGGTTTCTTTCATTGCGGTTTTGACGCCTTCGGGTCTGGAACGGGCTGCCCGAGCGCCCGCTTTGCCTGTCTGACAAAGTGGCACGTTGGACAATCTGCCCCTGATCCGTGACCGCCGCTTTCGGCCAAATCGATTCCGCTTTGAAGGGCCAACCGCATGGTCTCAATGAGAGCGTCCCTATTGGACAGCGCCTGTTTAGTTATGGGGCTCATTCAATTCACCTTCACGTCCACAATCTTCCACCGCTTGCACTCGGTCGCGACCGATCTGCCATCCGGCAACAATACCACAACCGAAATAGCAAACTCAGGGTCTTTCGTCTCGTCGCCAAGCATGTCCAGCATCGTCGTCACCGGCCCGACAAGCTGATTGTGCATGACGAGCGCAATCATTGCGGCACAATGCCTCCGTTATTCTGGGAGCCCTGCGCGGCCCGGTCGTGCGCTTTGTTCACGATGTCCGCCGCGAGGGTAAGCCGATGCTTCTCCAAATCCGCCTGCCGGTCCATGTGGCTCGTCACAAGATCAGCCTGTGTCTGCTGCTGCGCTAATTGCGTGTCGTGAGCATGAATAACCGCTTCCCGCTGCAATTCCAAGCCCGCGATCTCCTTCTGCGTCTGTAGCTTCAACGCCTGGATCTGAGCGTTGATCTGCGCGGCCTTAGCTTTGGTCTGGCTGTCCGCCATCTTGGCCTGCGCCGTCGTTTGCTGCGCCTGCGCCGTAATCGCCAAAGGATCGGGCTGTGCCTGCTGCGGCGGGGCCGGAGGATTCCACAGCAGTTGCGGGTCAAACCCAAGCTGACGCACCGCGATCTTGTCAACCTCATCCTTGTTGATGTTCGGATTCCCAGCCGCAATCTGCATCAGCATTTGCATCTTCAGGTCGCGGTGGACGTGGCTCGGGATATTCGGATCGGACGCCGGCACAAGCTCGCAGATGCTCAGTGCCCGGACAAACGTCTCTCGCCGCTGCTGCTCGGCCGCGTCGTCGTTGCCGCTGATGCCCATCAGCTCCGACATCGCACTCTTCTTGCAGCCCCGCCACAACGCGGATGGATCATCACGGAACAGATCGGCCAGAAGCCGCAATTCCTCAGCCTGCGCCGCGTGTAAACCCTTGTGAACCTCGCTCTCGATCTTCGTCGCTTGCTCGATCAGCGCCAAAGTCGTCCCGACAGGAGCATCCTGTTTGCCCTCGCCAACCTGTATTTCCGCAGCACCGCCAAGGCGTTGAACGGTTGATTCAATCTGCTGGATGAATTGAACGCACACCGCATCAAGCGGCTTATACGGCAGCGGTGCAAACACGTCCGACGCGCGGCGGTTGCCAAAGTCCAGCGGAATGAGCGACCCTGCCGGCGCCCGCAGTTCATTAGTGTTCTGCCGCGTCGCGCCCTTGTCCACAATCCCGGAAGGGAAATTGGCAAACTGGCAATTATCCAGGTAAAGCCGCCACGCTGCCGTCAACGCCATGTTCGCGTTGCCGAGGATGTGCAGCAGCCCAATGCCGTAAATCCCCATCGCCTCGATGTACGGGTATTTCACGAATATCCGCTTGGCGAGGCATATCTCGTCGTCCTCGTCCCAGTTGCGCCGTATCTCCAGGATGACACGGCTGTCCTTCTCCATCGTCACCCGAAACGGCAGCGGGATCGCTTTGTCCTTGAACTGCGGCGGCGCAAACTCGTCCAGATCGAGCTCGCAGTAGCACTCGTAAATCTTATAGGGCTGATCCTCCGGCCGCTGGGCGCGAACCGCTATGCCCTCGACCCTCGCTTGCTTCTCGTCCAATTCGGACGGCTGGCCGGTCGGCGGCGACATCGCTACGTCCCGATAGGCACCAATGACCTGCATCCGTTTAAGCACGGACTGGCGCATCGAAATGACGTGCGTGACCCGCTGGGCATTGCCCAAATCGGTCGCAGCCGCCGAAACGATGATGTCCTTCGCATCGACGCTTTCCGACACTGGCCGCTGCCGTATCGGGCAGAAATAAATTTTCTTGAACCCACACCCGCCAAACGACGACCAGAACAGCGTTCGCCGCGTGTCGGGATAGTATTCCCGCGCCCGCGTCGTCAGGTAGTCGTTGATGTCGGTTTCCAGCGCCTCGGATAGCTTCATCAGATCAGGCGAGGCATCCCCCATGATCTCGACCTTGGCCGGTCCAGAAGCGGGCAGGAGTTCGGCGCACGCCGTCGCCTGGCTGCGCAATACCGCCTCGAGCAGTACCGGATGGCGCACCGTCGCCATGCCCTCGATCGGCGCCGTCGATGTCGTCACGTCGCCGCCAGGCTGCTCGATCCTCAAGCCCAGAAGATCGATCGCGAGCTCCCGCGTTGATACCCAGTCAGCCCGCGATTCGTCGTCCCCTGATATTCCAGTCAGCAAATCCTCGGCAATCCTCGCCAGCTCCATGTCGTCCATGTGCATGGCGAGGTTGTCGTCAAACTCCGTATCCTTGGCTTCCGGCTGCGGGTTCAGATCGACTTCTATGGAGCCGTCCGGGAATGGCAGCGAAATACCCGAGCCCGTCATCTGCGGCGCGATGCCGTCGCCGTCCATCTGTACTTCGATGGTTTGCTCTGCGGGGAGATCGGCAGATGTGGGCGGCTGCTGCCAAAGGTTATCCATTGGTTAGTCCGCGTTCGATCTCGGCAATCGTTTCATTGCCTGCCCTCAGTTCGTGAAGGCGTTCCATGTAGCGCACTGACAGCGGATACACACCGCCCATCAGGTTCTCAATGGCGATGGCATTTTTGCCGCCTATCGTACAAACCGGAGCGGCCATCCCCGGCGTTGCACAGATTGGGTCATAATCTTTGAAAAACGGCTGCTCCTTGCGCATCAGTTCCGCAGCCAGCGCAAACTCCCGCTTGCGGTCTTCCGGCATGTCCGGCCACGTCGGGATGATGCGCCGCACCATATCGGCCCACGCAACAGCGAGAATCTTGGCCGCAAACTGGGCTTGCGTTTCCGCAAGCGTGTGACGCGATTCGACCTCATCAGCCGCCGCAAAGGCTGCGTCAGCAATCCGCTTGGCTATGTCGTAAAGCGAATTATCCATTGCTATTGAGCGGCGAGGTCCGAACGAAGCTTATAGCCTTCAAGAGCCCAGATTTGTCTGCGGGCATCGTCGCGCGCAATCCTGTGGCCGAGTTCGGCGTCATAGTTTTCGGGGCTGGCACAGGCGCTTTTGCCCACGATCGTGAAACCGTTTTTGAGAGTGAGCACGCAGATCGTTAAGCATTCAAGCGACGAATGCGACGGACCCGAAAAGAGGACCGACGCGCGACCGCTCACCTCAGCGACAATGAGAGAATCAATATGTTCCGGCGTAATACGCGGGGCTTTCAACCCCTTCCGTCTGATTTCGTTTTCAATTTCCGCTTCGCCTGTCATTGCCCACTTCCTCCTTGGATTCAATAGCCCACCGCAAACCAATAAGTCGCCAACGTGCCCAACCCGCCGAGCAAGCTGAATAAAAACACTATGAGCATCATGCGAGCCATAGCCTATGTTTTTGCGGGCTTCGACGATCTTGTACGGACAAATGAGAACGAACTCGGAAACCGCAGATCGTCTTTCTGTTAGCCGACCAGCCCGCTAGCCAACCGGGAGGCGTCCCGAGTTCGGGTAAACCTTACATCGGATAGAGCCGCGGCACCTTACGCTGGAACCGCATCCGCCGCAATTCCTCTCGTTGCCTCTCTTCGGGATGCTCCAGGATGTTGTTCTCTCGAAGATATTTCAGCGCCTGCGTCGCGCTGTCGGTTAAATCCTTGAACCGCCCCTTCGGGAACGTCTCCATCTCGGTAATGACCAACTCGGCCCAATCCCGATCAGGTGCGTAGACCAAGCCGCGTGTGAAAATCGGCACTTGCGCATGGGCGCGCGAAACCTTGTCGCCCTGAACCTGCCGCTCATCCACCGTCCACGCCTCGTCAGCGTACAACCGGCGCATTTCGTGCGACACGTCCAATCCTGACGCCTTCGCCTCGATAATCAGCCGATCGACCTTGAAGCGCCGGCAGGAATAGGCAACCCACTCGACCAATCCCCACAGCGGCTTGGCCCGCTTCTCGTAGCGTTTCTGTGCCGCCTTCACGATCGATTCGTCCGCAGCCTCGAGAATGTCGGCTTCCTCGTCGGGCAGATAATCCACATGAACGCCATGGATCGGCAGGTGCTTGCGCCAGGCCTCCATAAGGATAACCCGAGGCGACCCGGCCGACTCAACCATCCCGCCAGTCGGCGTCTGCGTCAGATGCTTCGGGCTGAACACACCCCACACCGTAAAACCGGACGGATCGTTCTCTTCCTTGCTCGTATAGGCACTATCCAGCGATGCCAGAATGTAATCGCACGGTGGAAACTTGCCGTCAGGCGGCTCCCACAACTGCCACCAGTCCCGTTTGAAGATCGCGCCACCTCTGGGCGCCGGCCGCTGCTGCCATTGTCCGGCCCACTCATAGGGGTTGCGTTTGAACGGCACTAACTCCGGGAGCCCAAACCGATCAGGCCACAGCAGCTCGCCATCCGCTTTGCGAGGGTCTTCCCAGCCGAGCACGGTTACGCACCTTCGATCTGACTCGAATTCGGCCGGTAGGCACAGATGCACAAAGTCCTCGTCCGTATCCAGAATATGCCCGGATAAATCGTTCTCATGCACCCGCTGCATGATGACAATTTCGGCCGTGGTATGCGGATCGGTGATGCGTGATTTCAGCGTGCCGTCATACGTCCGTAAGACGCCTTCGCGGACGACATCGCTCTCAGCATCCTCAATCTTGTGTGGATCATCGATTATTCGGATGTCACCGCCGCGGCCCGTAACCGTGCCACCAAACGATGCCGATATCCTCGTGCCTCCGACAAGAGTGTCGAACTTGTTCTTGGCGTCCTGATCCGCCGTGATTTGTACTCGGCTGCCCCATCGATGCCGATACCAGAACGAGCTTATCAGCCGCCGAGCCGTCGTCGCGCTGTCCATCGACAGTTGATCAGAATAGGACAGGCACAGGAACTTGGCTTGCGGACCTAGCAGTGGATAATCGGCGTCCGGTTGCTGCGCCCAGATCCAAGCGGGAAATACGATGCTCGAGAGGATCGTTTTCGTAAACCTCGGCGGCACGTTTATGAGAAGTTTACGTATCTGCCCGTAGGCGACCGCCTCCAAGTGCTCGGCAATCGCCTCGTGGTGCCAGTTAACCTCTAGCGGCGCCGGATCAATCTCAGGCCACGCAGCGACGAAGAAGTCGATCAGGCTGCCTTCGAGCTTGACCTTCTCCTCCTCGAGCTGGCGGCCCATTTCCTCCTTGTTCTGGCGCCGCTCTTTCTCCGCTAGAAGCGTTCGGACGGCCTGCTGGTGTAGATCAGGGAGCATCACGAAGCTTTCACTTACTGAAATCCGTATGCGTGAGCCACCATACCCCAGCGACGACAAATGCCAACGAGACAAGCACGACGATGCCGACTATGAGCGCAGTCATGCTTTGCCCTCCGCGCGGCGTTTGTTTTGGGTTTCGGCAGGATCATAGATGTTTATGTCGATGTCATAATCCATCCCCCAAACCATGTCGGCAATGGACTCTTCCGTCATATTCGCCTTGCCACTTAGGCGACGATTGATAACAGAAC